GCCGGTCAATACATAAAAATGTTCTCAAAAGAAAATCCCGACATATACGAGGATTAATGTCTTTATAAACTCCATTAAATTACGTATTTTTAAAAATAATAATGTCCCTCAAAGATATTATTTAGTATTTATATATTATGGAATTACTAATTAACGAAAGACAATTAAAAGTTATATTATCACAAGAAGTTTCTGAGAAAGAAATGGAGGAACAAGCGGACCCTTCCGCCACTCAACCTGAAACTGGTACGTCAAGTGCTCAATCGGGAGGTCAGGGTTATCCTTCGGTTGGTAAATGGGAAAGTGGAGTAACAAGGGGTCCATCTAATCAAATTGGGGTAACAAAATGGAGTGATATTGTCGGTAGTGTATTAAAAAGAGGTAAATCAAATCCATTAAAATAAAATTATTGAGATATTTATATAAAAAACTCTAAAAAGTATGGTATATCAAAGAAGACAAATAGTTACGGAATCTGAACAAAACAGAATATTGGGAATGTACGGAAGACCAATATCATCAGAATCAATAGTAATTGCTGAATGGTTATCACCAGATGAAAAGTTTTGTATTTTTCTTGACGATTTAATTGACGTAGAAAATAAAGTTAAAATTGGTAATATTTGGGAAAATTTTGACCATTTTAAGTTCTTTTTAAAACATTCGTTTGAAGTTGCAACAAATTTACCTCAAGAAATCAAAGAATCGGTATTAACTTCTTTAGACTCATTTTTAATTACTGAATCTAATCAAAATATGTCAGGTTTAAAACCTTACATTAAACAACTTTTATCTGAACGAAATTACTTCTCCGATGCTTGGGATTATGCAAAAGAAACAGGAGCGGCGGCCGTACAAGGAGTAAAAGATTTTACAAACACCTCTATAGACGGTCTAAAAAAACTATACACGAATATTAAAGATGGTGAATGGAAGAAAGCCTTTGAAATTATTGGAAAGGGTATTTTATACGTTGCAAGATCAATTAGGGCAGCATTGTACAACCCGATCGGTATTTTATTAGACGCAATTTTAATCGCTACAGGTGTTGGTAAAGGAGCACAATTTGTTATATGGGCTATAGTTGTTGGTTTAGATATATATGAATTAATTTCAGGAAATCACGAAGATACTACATTATCATTACCTTGGAGATTACTTTTTTTAGGTGTTGATATTATAGGATTAGTTTTTGCTGGTATAGCGGCTAAAGGAGCTAAAGGAATTGTGGGAGCGGCACTTAAAAGTTTTGGAGCGGGTACTGAAGGATTTACAAAGGCAATCAAATCGAACGTAGCATTACAAGGAATCGCTAAAAAAATATTAGACGCTTTAACAGGAGCTAAGGGACTTATAGGAAAGGCGTTAGCTAATTTAAAAACAACGTCCCCAAAAATTTATAGTTTTATAAGTACACCACTAAATGCTATTGGTGGTTTCATGACACAAATTATTAATTTATTAAGTGGTGGAGCTAAGGCTGCAGTTAATGTTGTAAGTAAACCCGGAAAAGTACTTAAATCGGCGTTAGGTGGTGGTAAATTGGGTAGTGGTGCACAAACGGCGTTAAATACGGGAGCATTATTAGGAGGAATTGGGGCATATACACAAGGACAAAAAAATGATTATGAACAATCGCTCGAATTGGCATTAACAAACCCGGATATTGAGTCCGAATACAATTACGATCAACTTTAAAATAAAAAAATCAAAAAATAAAAATGGAAAATAAAAACTATTCGCCAATAAGAAATAAAATGAGTCTTATTGAAACTATTAAACAATCTTTAGATGAGGATTTAATCGCATCCGCAGCGAGAGAAGGTAAATTAGTGGCTTCTGAATTAGAGGCTTACCTTAAAATAATGATTAAGGACCAAAAGATTGCTGCCGAATTAACGAAAAATGGAATTAGAACAGCTGAAGAATTATTAGCTGCGTTAAAAGGTAACAGACTATCAAAAACATTAAAAGGTTCATTAGAATTGGGTGTTTTAAAATCAAATACTAAAAATGCTAAATTAATTGATTTAGCTTCAGAAAATTTAGTTAGAAATAAAGTATTTGACCAAAAATATGCAGCTGAATTTGCAAAAGGACAGCCGGCATATGAAAAGGCATTAAAACAAGCAGGTTATAGTGAAGATGCAATAACAAAAATTGTACAAAAGAAATTTAATCAAATAGATCCAAAAACTGGAAAACCATACGCTCGCCCTGAAACAATTGCAAAAAAAGATATTGGAGCAACGTCCGGTAAACCTAATCCTAAACCTAATGTACCACCAGCACCATCAAATATAAAAACTTTATGGGAAAAATGGAAAACTAAAATACAAGAACAATTAAAGAAAAAGCGAAGTTGGAAAGAAATGGTTGCATGGGGTGCTGGATTAGGTATTGGTGCCGCCGCTCTTTGGTATATGTTGGATGGGTTTGTTGCTGATGGTGAAAAACCAGCAGAAACGCCACCGACTCCACCGGCTGACGATACTCAATGGGCACCTTGTATCAAAGAATTACTTGATTCAAAAGAAGGTACAATAATGCAGGTAGGTGCCAGTAAGTTAACGGTTGTACGTTTAGTAACTCCAGAATATCCCGAAGGATTGAATTTTGTCTCTAACGGTAGAGTTGCCGATATTAAAACAAAGAAAATGGGTACATGGAAATGTAAAGATGGTCAGGTAAAAATACAGACGGAATCAAAAATAATGTCATTAACAAGATTAGTACTTAATGAGCAAGCTAATGAAATTAGTGATGAAATGATGGATACATATGTTGATGATGCTGTAGATGATTTAGATGGATATGTTGCTGAATATAATTTACAAAGTCTTTTTAATATTTTAACGGCATTAAAAGGTAAAACAAATAATGGTGAGGATGCAATTAAAAAATTCTTACAATATTATAAAGAAGATGAGGACAAAGATTTTGTATCTGACGTTCAGGGTGTCGGTGTTGCAAATTTAAGCGTAAAGGCTAAAAACATGAAACCTCAAATTATTGCTTTAGCAAATAATACAAGTACACAACCTGTGACACCCGGTGTGACACCTCCAGTTGCTGGTAAAATTGGGTTATCCAAAATAGATATCTCATGGGATGGTGAAAAGAAAGATGAAACACCAGTTGGTGGAGGAAGTGTTGGTGGAGGTAGTAAATCTGGAGTTAATTATCATGATTGTTCTTCTAAAGATTTTCCATTTGAATTTGGTTGTATTTCACCAAAAATTGCAGAAATACAAGGTTGTTTAGGTATCACACCACAAAAAGGTTATTTTGGACCTAAAACAAAGCGTACAATGGAACCAACTTATGATTTATCAGGTGGTATTACAAAAGAAATATATGATGCCGTTAAAGCCAAATGTGGTGGAGCCGAGACCTCCGAACCTGAACGTAAAAAATATAGTGACGCAGAATTGGCACCAATATCTACAGAAAAAATAAAATTATCCGATACCACTAAATTAGGTGATTTAACAGGTAAAGTTAAACCTATTGATATGGGTAGCGGGTCATCTAATAATGGTGAATCAATTTACAAAATGTTACAATCAAACTATGGTGATGGATCAAATCCTGAATTCCCATACATCTTTAGTGAAGGAGGAAGACTTAAATATAAAGGAGAATCCATGGGAGGAGACGCTAAAGACCAATTAAGTCAATATGTTGCAACATTGGGATATAGAGAAGAATCAATTAAAGACAAAGATAAAGGTTACGGGGTTAAATACGTTTGGGTAAAACAATAAAAAATGAGTAATATAAAAGTAGATATTAGAAAGGTTGTAAGTGAAAATTTACAACGTACAAGAAAAGAAATTTTTCAAGAATCTTTTTCAATAGTTAGGGGTTCATCTAGTAAAGATGAATTCTTAACTAGAGTGTTAATAGCTTCCTCAAACTTAATAAGTGAGGGGTATGAAATGGATGAGATTGAAAGTTTTTTAAACGAACAAGACGCAAGTTCATTAGTTGCAGCTGGTGATGATGCATTATCACAAGTTAAAAATGCTGACTGGGGTAAGATTGCAAAAGGAACTATAATGACGTCAATTAAAGAATACGCAATAAGATGGTTACTTAGTAATTTAGGGTTAAAAGGTGAGGCGTCGGAATTTGTGGCTTCAACATTTGCAAGATTTGACCCACTTAATTTATTAAAACCATTTAAAGATATGTCATCTTGTATGGCATCCGATAGTATGCCAGCTCTATGTGATGCCATAATGAAAAGTATTGGTTCATATATTGGTGGGCGAGTATCTCCAGGTGGAAGTGAGGTTGTTAAATTAGGTGTTGGTAATTTATTTGGTGAATCAATAGAAGCTTCTAATCTTGGTGAAATTGCTGGAGCAAAATTTTGTAATTTAATACACGGATAATGAAAAAATATTACACTAAAGAAGAGTTATTAGAATCAAAACAGGTCATAAATGAAAACTGGATTGAGAATACTTTAATGATAGTGGGATTTGTTCCCGTTATCGGTGAAGTTGCCGATTTAGCTTTGATTATTTATTATTGTTACAAAAGAGAATGGTTATACGCTGGTTTAATGTTATTTGCTTTAATACCAACAGTTGGTGATTTTATAGCAAAACCTTTGATAAAAATATTTAAATCTCCGTTAGCAAAAAATGCATTAAAGGGAACCGATGAAATGGTTTCATTCTTGAGAAAGAACCCTAAGGTTGCTGAACAATATAGTAAATTAGGTAAATACGCAGATAGTAAGACAGTAAATAAATTAATTTCTCAGGTTGATGAAGTTTCACCTACGTTTGCAAAACAAATTCAAATTTCCTTAACTCAACATAAGTCGGTTCTTACTAAATTATTGGAAAGACCTAAAGGGATTGCAAGTGCGGTTGTTAGTACCGGTAAAATTGGTGGGGGACTAACTAAATTTTTTAGAGAAGAAAAATTAGCACAATATATTGTTAAAAAAGGATATGCACCAAAAACATGGTTATCTAACTGGTATAATATAACTTATTTAGGTAGTAGAGCAAAAAGACAATATATTAGAAATTTTATAGTTGCTAATAATTTATTGGCTATTTTAGGTATTCCAAATTTAACAGATTTTGAAAGAAGAATGGGGGACCCTAATGAATTGGAACGTTTCTCAAAAAATGAAAAATTTTCTGAAATGGTTAATTCAAATACATCAGAAAGTGATTTAGCCAAAATCGAAGGTAGAGATAAAAGCCAGGAAGATGATGGTGGAATGTTTGGTGGAACAATGGGTATGGGAATGTTAAAACTTTTAGCGCAAAGATATGTATAACGTGATATTTATAAGTAGAGTTTAATTGGTTTGGTCGCCGTTAAACGATAACTTATCTAAACGAAAAGGAGGTGTTTTTAATCTCGGCAAAGGGTCTTCGGACCTTTTGTTCGTTTATGTGGTCACCAATCTTCTAACCTCACGTTCAGAGTCCCTTTTTTTTATTGTTTCTCTCTTATCGTAGGACTTTTTACCCTTACCAATACCAATCTCTATTTTAAAATAATTCGTATCCGTAAAGTACCCTTTTAATGGTACAATCGTATATCCCTTTTCTTTAATTGATTCCTGTATTTTCTTTAATTCCTTTTTGGTTAGTAGTAATTTCCTATCTCTAACATTTTCATGTTTTACACCAAAAGAATAATCTGATATGTAAATCCCTCGGACAAATAATTCACCATTGATGAATAAACAAAATGAATCGTTAAAATTTAATTTACCTTCACGAATGGACTTTATTTCAGTACCAATTAATTGTATACCTGCGGTGTACTTATCCTCGATATTATAATTAAAATAAGCTTTTCGATTATCAATGACATTTTTCATATTACAAATATATGTATAATTTTTTAAAATAAAAAAGGGGTTCCAATTAATGAAACCCCTTTGAGTGGAGATGCGGAGACTCGAACTCCGGTCTTCCCGGTTCAACAATAAATGACTACACGTTTATTCTGTTAGTTCACAACAGACAAATAATTGGTTCCTATTTTGACATCGTTACCAATAACTGTGTCGGGTTCACTTGTGTTGGAGTAGACCCCTGAACGAGACTCCTAATACATCTTTGGGTGGTATTACACCTTGAGTACTTCTGTTCCTAGGTTATATGTACATCGACCCGATTGTAGTTTTGCCTTAGGCTACTTCTACGTTAGAAGTTGCAAGTAAACCTGCAATTTCCATGTTTTTATAAACGTTGCCGTCTAAAATTTTCCACCATAGATTTAAGTCATAGATGAAGTCTGACTACGTGCCATTTACCCCTGATACCTGAAATCAATTCCAAGCATCCCCATATTTTAAAGAACTTTTACAAAGATAGATAAAAAAGGGTTAAAAAACAAATTTTAACCCATTAAATTTCTATGTGTATAATAATTTACTTTTTAGTAGATGGTTTTCTTCCTTTACGAGCACCATTGCCCTTAGCTGCATCTACTACGTCTTTAGATTGTTTAACAACTTTTTTAGCCGCTTCAACAACATCTTTAGTTTCTTCAACGACTCTTGTTGCTCTTTCTTTAACTACATTAACCAATTCTTTAACATCCTCAATTTTTTCTTCAACCACATCAGGAATGTTATTACCGTTTTTGTCTTCGATTTTACCTTTTTTCATTAGGAAAAATGTTACAGCTCCAGCTATTACTAGAACTATTAAAATTAAAAATACTGTCATCATAATTGTTTGTTTTATATATAAATATCCGTTATTGTACTAAAATCAGTTAACCCTTAAAGGGAAGTGTTTTTCATATAATGCCTCAAAAAACAACTTATTTTTTTCCCATTGTTTATTTACCATACCAATCGATTTATGTGTTACCATAATTTTGGTTGTCACACCAACTTTAACACCATCTAAGTGGTTTTCCACACATATCGGTAAATCGTAAAAATGAAACCCACTAAACTCTTCGTTGAATGTGTGTTTAATTCTTTTTTTATGTATCATCATGAATAAACCATCAACAATAGCAACCTCCTTTGGTTTATCGCCAAATGATTTCTTTGAATAGTGATTTACATGTCGTTTACCTTGGTGTTCGTGACCAACAACTCCATACATCGACTCTTTGTCTTGCCACCACATCCCACTTATTAGATTATCGGTACCAGCCAATCCAATTATACCATATTCAGGATTCTCATTAAATAATCTAACAACTTTCGGTGTAATGTTTGTTGTTTCCAAAATAAGATCATCATGCATAAACACAACAATGTCATGTTCGGATTCTTGTAATCCTAAATTGTAAATTTTGGGTAAAGAATCGACACCATCATTCTCATAAATTAATATTTGAGTCTTAGGGTGTGAAAACATTTTTTCTACGTGTTTTAAATACGTATCATCAATTTTTCGTGTTGATATTACAACACTAATTGGTTGGTTATTCTTCGACATATGTTGCAATTAATTTACCATCAACTTCAGTTAAGTCAACAATGATTGGTTTATTTGTTGGTTCGTATCTTTCAGTACAAGTTGATGCGTTTACATAAAGAGTATCCTTAATTAGTGCCGCACCATATGCTCCGTGGATATGTCCAAATACGTGTAGTACTGGTTTAATTCTGTTATCTAATTGGTGTCTTAACAATTCACAACCAACATTCATATCACCTTGTCTCCAGTTACTTACAAAATCTCTAATCTCATTTGGGGGTCCGTGAGTGATTAAAATATTAACATCATCAGGAATCATATCCCATTTAGATTTAAGTTCATCACCCATTCTCGGTAAATTAAATGCCCAATCGTAAAAATTTGGTTGCCAAGGACTTCCGTAAATTTTAATTAGTTTTGAAAATTCAGGTGACTCTATTACAAATGAATTATCCTCCAAATACTCAACATTAGATTGTGATAGATTCTCAGGCGACATTAAATTATGTAACCAATCATAATCACCTTTGTGATGAGGTTGATTAACTTTTTCAAAACAAAAATCGTGATTACCGGCAATGAATACCTTAGAATCAAAACCCTCAATGTTTTGAAACCAATGTACAAAATTGGTGACATCCTTTTCACCTCCTTTATTTGAAATATCCCCTGAATGTATCAATATATCACCCTTGGGGATTGGGTGAGACATTAAATCCTGAAGACTATGTGTGTCTGATATACAAACTATTCTCATAAAACAAATATAAGTAAAATTTTATTAAAAGCACAAAAAAAGCCATAATTTCTTATGACTAATTTTTTAGGGCCGAACGGTTTTTAATATCGTTAGATTCCACCATTTAATTTTACACAAAATTAAAAAAAGAAAAGGCTGAGATTACACCATTTAACGATTGACTTTAGAGACATTATCTTTTCTTCTCTTATCCACTACCTTTTGAGTAGTACCAATCAGCGACGGTCAATTAGATTAACCAATCCTTAAGTCGTTAGATACTCTTTTAATACTCATTACTCTTCGAGGTTGCCACCCCGACTAAGTCTTGCGAACTTAGAGAACTTTCTTAAAAATCACATTGGGTTTGGACCCTTTGTGGCCGAGAACCTCTCTCGACTGTGTAGTCACCTGTCTCCAACGACTGACGAGCACTTTTCCTTGTTGTTTGAGTTGTTAAACCGTAATTAACAATTGTTATTGGTTCCGAATTTGGAAAGTAGTGGCTCGTCTGCCAGCCAAGTTATCTTTTGAACAACTCGATACTAAACTACTCTCTGTAACATCCCTGCTACCATATTTTTGGACCCCTTCAAAACTAAACCCTTGGTAGAGTTCAATTAAGGATGATAACGACACCACTCGTACTTCACCATACCTTTCGGTTTTAAGATTCCCATCATATTGAGTCACACAATTGTAAGATTGGACGTCCTACTTCTTGTAATAACTCTACAGATTATTCTTATTGGTGTTCCCACCTCAACCAAACAACTCGGATTGCTTAGTCATTAAACCACTTTCCCTACAGTGTTACCCTCGGTAATTAAGGTTCAACGATATTCTGTTTGCCTACTCAAGTTCCATTGCTGAAACCGCAACTTGATTTAACCAAACCAAATCACTTTATCCCACTTTCGTGGTTTATTTTGTTGACCATAGGCGGCCAATATTTTTAATTCAAAGAACTATTTCTTGTTTTTAGAAACCATCTATCTGATTTCTTTTACAAATATACGAATACTTTTTGAAAAAACAAAATATTTTTTAATTATTTTCTACTTTATTTTTTTTCAAGGTTTTTTTAGAAGATACTTTCTCAGATGTCTTCTTTGTTTTGTAGTCAGGATTCTTATAAAGTTTATATTCGGTCTTTGGTGCAAATGACCAATAACCACCTTTTACTCTTAAATCTGCCTCATCATCGTTTACTCTTAAAATTTGACCAATTTCGTGACCTTTACTTGCTTTAATTAATTTAATACATTTCATATTTTCCATGTTTATAATAAAATATAAGAAATAAAATTGACAAAACAAAATTTATTTATAAAAAGCTGTAGTGGATGGATTCGAACCACCAAGTGGAGATTCGATTGATAACATGACGCTTGCAAGCTGGTGGTCTACCCCCTAATATTATCAATCTATTTCTTTATCCACGCCCCCGAGACAGGAGGGCACGTTTGCCAATTTCGTCACACTACAATATGATCATCACAGAGAATGTAGATTTTCACTAACTCGATTTAGCGGCCTCTATGATGATTTTTTGATGGATGAAAAACATCTATTTTTCTTGCGGACTTCCATCGGAATCCCATACTTTAAATAGTGGACCAGATAGGAATCGAACCTATTACCTTCACATTATGAGTGTGCCGCTCTAACCTAGTGAGCTACAAGTCCATTATCGTTTAATCTAACGATAAAATCTGATATCGTTTTTTTCAATGATTACGTGATCCCGTTTGGATTCGAACCAAAGACCCACATCTTAGAAGGATGTTGCTCTATCCAACTGAGCTACGGAACCAAAAATAACACTATCGTCTTTGAAAGTTTTTATTTAATCGTTATGCCTTACGGCTTGTTGTAATTTTACTCTCAAGTTTATCAAGTCGTGAATCTAATGTTCTATAAACATTTTGAATTGCTTCTTCACGCTCTCTATGCGACCTTTCGGATTCATTACCCATAATGGTATGAATCGTTTCAATTTCTTTGTTAGTTTTATTAACCTTAACAAAGGCAATAACCGCAACTACCGCAACTGCGATAACCACAACTATTGACATTCCTAAAATAAATGATAATATATCCATATTAATTTTCTCCTTTATTTTCAAAGAACGATAGTGTTTAAATGTAATGTCTGTACGGTTTGTTTCAAATCAGCACCTTTGTACGTGCTTCAAAAGTTTCCATTTCATACGTAGCGTCCGTTCCGTCACTCATTTCTGAATCATTACATTTGTACCTGAGGCGGGACTTGAACCCGCACGAGCGTTTCTGCTCAACAGATTTTAAGTCTGTCATGTATACCATTTCATCACTCAGGCATTTTGTTTTTCCAATAAATCAAAGAACTATAATTCAAATATAATAAAAAAAAATGGTATAAAAAAACCCTGAACAATTTTTTTTAGTTTGTTCAGGGTTTTAACTTAACTAAAAATGTTTATTTTACTTTATACGATAAACCAAGTCCTAATGTGAAATCACTACCGACTAAATTACCAATTGTCCATAAATTTATAACGGTACTTGGCCTAAGTGGATTGTACATTATAAGAAAATTTGGTTTATTACCACCAAGTGTTGGTTGTAATCCAAATCCAACAATTGCTTTATCTTCTTTTAATTGTCTAAGAACACCGAACTTCATGTTATCAGATACGTTTCCCGTTTTGGTATTAACACCAGGAGGAATTGAAATTCCACCATTCGGACCCCCTATTTCACCATAAGGAAGACCAGCATAAAACCCCCAACCTTTTTTCATAAAACCACCAGTTATATAACCATCTGATGGACCGCCTTTTCGAGTGGCAGTTATAAACCACTCTTGTCCATTTGCTACGACTTCCACTCCCAAAAGTAACGTTAGCACTAAAAAAATTTTTTTCATTTTTTCGATTTGGTTAAGGAATCTTCCTTAGCCCATTTATCTTTTAAATTTGCAACCTTCTCAATCTTTACAATTTCACCATTTAATTTGGTAATCTCGTCCGTGATTCCTTTGGTTTTGACGGCCCTGCTAGCGTAATTCTCATCTGTTACTTCAACCCATTCAATTTTTCTTTCAAGAGATTTAATCTGTTTTTTTATTTGATTGACAGACTTTCTTTCATCAGAAAGACTTGGGTCGATAGATGACGTTAATGTGTTAAAAAATAACATTAACGATAATGTGATTTTATCTATCATATATTATAAATATTTGTAATATAACAAATATACAAAATAAAATATTGTAAATCAATATCTTAATATAAAAAAGTAAAAGTTTTTATGTAATTCTATTCTTAATAATTTCACAATACTTCTCATCAATTTCGTAACTAATCGAATTAAATCCTAATTCTTTAGCGACTTTTGATGTTGTACCACTACCACCGAAAACATCAATGATTGTTTGATTTGATTGTGCCGTTGTAAGAATAATTCGTCTAATTAATTCTTCGGGTATTTGACAAGGGTGTTCGGTTTTTTCCTTGCTAACATTTTTTACTTGATTGATTTCCCACCAATCATAAAGTTTAGCTCCGGTTTTACCCTCAGCAATTCTTTTCTGAATTCTTTTGTCTTTTAGATTTTTATATTCTTGCCTAACCTTTTTAAAATCAGGTTTACATCCCCACCAAGAAATTAATCGACTTTGTTTTCCCGTGTTAGAATTATAAACCCAACAAACCACTTGTTCACATTTTGCGTTAATTGCTTTTGGTAACAAATTAATTGTTTCTTCAGGATAATGAATGATTACACATGGAGTTGGTATCTTAGATAGTAGTTCAATATATTCTTCTTCAGTAAGTTTATCCTTATATTCGTTATAAGAATATTCTTGGTTGTATGGAGGGTCAGTTATCACTAAACCATCAGGTACCACACAATCTCTAAAATCTCCGTTGATAATCTTTGTCTCCATGTTTTTATTATATTCAGTACTCGGTACGGGATTCGAACCCGTGCTACGTCCGTGAAAGGGACGCGACCTAACCACTAGTCGAACCGAGCAAATGCGGAAGGAGTAGGATTCGAACCCACGGTACCTTTCAGTACTTCGGTTTTCAAGACCGACGCGATAGACCAACTCTGCCATCCTTCCAATTGTCCCACCTGAAGTCCCAGTGAGTAGATATTCACAGTTTTTCCTATTGAAAAACCCAACGCGTCTTACCGCTTAAAAAGTCAAACATACTCGGTGGGATTGTTACCCCCATATTCCGAGACCCCCTCTTAAGGCCGTGGTAGGAGACAACCATAACATCTTGAAAGAACGTTACCAAACTTACTGAGTACTTCTTACTCATTGCGGGACTGACGGGAGTTGAACCCGCTCCGTGCGCCGTGACAGGGCGACATCTTAACCGTTTGACCTCAATCCCAAAATAACAGGTTTTTCGTACCCTTTCGTACATCATAACAAATATATTTCTATATCTGTGGTTACACTTTCGTCATTGGGTTAATTACTCCCGACTTGTAATAACTCTACTCTCACCGCTATAATACCGCGAATCAAGGCGGGTGTTGAGATTTATAGACAGTGGGGTTCCACCACCGTCGTCACCTGTTGAGCCCAAAGTCAGACTCGAACTGACGACCTGCTGATTACAAATCAGCTGCTCTACCAACTGAGCTATTCGGGCTACTATGGAAAACAGAAGATGGGGGTGTGGACATCTGTTTTTATAATTGGCGTTTCTCGCTATTCGCTAGCCCCGTTAAATCCCAATCAACCATTGTTTAACAAATATATGAACAATACTTTAAATTAAAAAATAATTGTCAAATTTATTTTTAACCTAATATGTGTTTATATTCTTTAATTTTACGATTTAATCTTAATATATAATTTTTATCAGTTGCGTATATTCTTCCTAATAGATTAAGATATTCTTGTCTTGAAATTTCCTTATCTTTTAGAAAAAAATCCTGCCAATGTTGGTAATCCTCAACACTTTGTACCCACGTTTTGTATTTTGCATATCCACTCTTTCCTTCACCTATTGCGGTTGTTTCACGGATTTTTGGGTGTCTCATACCAAAAATATTATTATTTAATATTGCTAAATTTGATTTAAAACTTCCAGATTCTAACACCGCTTGGGCAAATACAATATCTGGATATAGAATACCCATCGATAAAATAGTATTATATAAATTTACATAACTTATTTTTGGTATTTGGTTATTGTTTAATTTAATTGTTTTTCCTTCTGTTTTAATTGTTGATGTTGTTACTATGATAAACAACACGATAAATAATAATCTTTTTTTCATACTTAATTAATTAATAATTTATGACCCCATTTATGGGAACTATAGGTAATACATCTCACCCCATTTAATTATGGTACGAATGTAAAACTTTTTTTTTACTTTGCAAAATTTTACTTAAAATACTTTGCTTCTGTAGTTGCGGGACTGGGACTTGAACCCAGAACTTCGGCTTATGAGACCGACGAGATAACCATTTTCTACACATCCCGCAATATATTATTAATGTTCCAAAAGTCCATTTTTTTGTTTGATTTGGAACACTAATAACCAAAGGGTGTTTAATGGGATTTGAACCCATACTATCAGTACCACAAACTGACGTGCTAACCATTAACACTATAAACACAGTTGTCCCTCAAGGATTCGAACCTCAACTAGATGCTCCAAAAACATTTGTACTACCGTTATACCAAAGGACAATATGTACCCAAGGTCGGACTCGAACCGACACGCCTTTCGACACGGTTTCTAAGACCGCTGTGTATACCATTCCACCACTCGGGTATTATTGCACCCATGTAAGGACTCGAACCTTCATTTTCGGTTTTGGAGACCGACGTTCTACCGATTGAACTACACGGATGTTTGCGCTGATTCAGAATTACGATATCCGGACCCCGAAGTTAACAGCTTCGTGCTCTGCCTCTGAGCTAAATCAGCGTTTGTAGGGTAAAGAGGACTCGAACCTCCATGATGCCTTGCTCCCAAAGCAAGTGACTTAGCCATTAGTCCATTACCCTATTTGTATAAAACAAAAAACCTCGAGATTTTTTAAGTCCCGAGGTTTTCTAATTATATTAGGTTAATTACTTAACCCACATCAGTATCATCGAGACATATGGACATAGGTTGCTCATTCCAATTTAGTTGGTTTGATGTTGACGGCATATGTGTTAATTGTCTCATTGAATTTTATTTAATATTTTTTTCTTTCTACAAAGATAACAATAAATATATATATAAACAAGAAAAAGTTAAAAATATTTTAATAAATTTTTTTTGACTAGTTACCATATCTTGATATTTATAAGGGACAAAAATAAATGTATCTCTCTCAATACATTACATATTATATTAATATGATATTAATATGTGGTTCTGAGTGGGTAAAAAAACTTAGAACCTTATGGAAAAAATCAAATCACTTACTATTAACATTGGCGACAAACTTGCTATGATATTTTTATCATTAGTTGGGTTTTGGATTGCATTCGCACTGTGTTTTCAATTATTCTTCGTTTATTTAGAATTTTCAGGTAAACATGAATTACAGAGAAACGTAATAAATTGGATTGAATGGAGAATCGATGGTACATTCAAAAACTCCCCTGAAAATATTTGGTACGATGCCGACGACCACATTTGGGTCGAAAGTGTAACCAATGAGGTTAAAATTGGTAAACTAGCAGGTAATAGAAATTTAGCATTTGGGGTTAAAAACATATTAGAAGAGTTTTTACAAGAAAAGGGTTACGATTTATCGGCATCATCTCCATACAAATTAAAAGTACAAATTGTTTATTTAGACGTTCTTACAACAAAGAAGAACATATCGGTTTTCCATTCTGGTGAGGAAGAAGTGGTTATTAGATTGAAAGGAACATTAACAAAAGACGGTAAAAAAGAAAAAGAACTTATTGTTGAGGAGTCATCATCTGAAGTTTCTATGTCAACACTTATTGTTGACGAAGGAGGTTCATTTAATCAGACATCTTTAAGTAATGCTCTCAAAAAGGCTAGTGAAAAACTAATAAATAAATTAATGGATAAAAAATAATAAAAATGAAAAAACTATTAACACTCATAGTGATACTAACCCTATCCCTAATTACGTTTACATCATTTGCTCAATTGACAATTAACCAATCGTTTTCACCCACTTCAAACTTAAAAGTTGGTGATACTCTTTCGGTGAAGTATACAATTGATAGAGGTACGACTACCCCTCGTTATTTTTGGTTAAGATACCAATTCAACAATAAAGCATTATCATATGTTTCTACTGTATTCTCACAAGGTTCATCAGTACAAACATTTTATACTGGTTGGTCAGGGTATAAATTTACACCAAGTACAGCAAATGGTATTACTGCTACAAGTTTATATGCACAATATTTAGCAACTCCGTGGGGATATGTGGCTAACGCAGATTGGAACGCCGGACAATTGACAGTACAAAGAACCGATGCGTCAATCAATGGTGATATTGCAACTCAAAAATATGTAATCAAAGATTTAGTTGATTATACAAATATTCATAAATTAGATTTATCATATTCCATCAATGCTACGAGTGAGTATATTACTCCAATCACAACTAATCCGGGCACAATATCTTTATCAAATGTATCGGGTAATACTTCTCAATTCAAAGTTAGAGTTTTATTTCCAACAGGATATAGTATAACTAGTCATAATATACAATTGATGCCACTTAAAACTGATGCTAGTGGTGATATAGATTGGACTAAACAACCAATAGCTCAAAAGGTATTGGATGCAACTGGTGAAGCAATATTCACAACTGAAGTTAAGGTGGGAGATACTTTTGGTGTATACGTCCAACCAACGGGGACTAAAACATTTATGAATAATATTATAACCGTATCGGACGCATATAAATCATTCTTAGGTATTTCACAAGTAGATATTTCAGGTACACAAACATACTTTGTATATCCTAATTTAGAAAAAATGATTGCAAGAGTTACAAACGCCAATAGTGCGTTTAGTGAATCGGATTCATATTATACATTCGCACATGTAATGGGAATAGATGTATCTTCTAGTGCAAAAATTCCAAAATCAACCACCACATCTGAAAATGTAAGATGGTATAGTGGTTTATTAAATCAAAATTGGTTAAATGGTGTTATAAAAAATAAAGTTATAATCGATACTCCTATTAAAGTAGTAGATATGGTATTTGCATGGGGAGGTGATTTAGATTGGTCTCATTCATCATCCGCAACCGAAATTGCAAGTAGAGTTGCAAGTGGTAATTTTGTTAATTCCGTCAATGATAATAATAAATCAATGTCAGTTCAATCAATGTCATATAATCAAGTATTTGAAACCGCTAAATTAAGTTTAACCTCTACAATAGTTAACGGTAAGGTTGTATTGACAGGTAATTTAACAAAAGAAGGTTTAGCTGGTTTGGAGGTTATATTACAATATGATAATTCTAAATTAACTTTTGATAATATTTCATTTGACGCGGGACCAATCGTAACTAACTTCTCAACAAACGGAGATGGTAGATTAACATTTGGTTCTATGGATCAAACAAAAACCGCAAGAATTAAAACAGGTACACCATATAAATTAACATTTACACCAAAAGAAACCATAACAAACACTGCGGGTTTATTCTATACAGTTTTATCTGATGCTGTTGACGGAAACGGAAACAAGATAAATTTGACAGTGGAGTAATTTATGAAGAAATTATTTTTAATATTATTTTTATTTACATCATTCTTAGGGTTCGGACAGAGTGTATCTGCTCCGGACTCTAAGTCTTTTTTACAATCCACTAGTGCACAAGATGCTAGTGGTTTTGTTTTAAGTGGGTTTAGTTCAACGTCAACTTTATTAGCATCAATTAGTTTAGTAGAATTTCCAACAGGTACAACATTCGTATTGAACACAACAACGGGTCTAACTGCTGCAAGTGGATTTACTTTAAGTGGTAATAAAACTCGTTTAGTAATAACGGGTACAATGGCAAGTATCAATACGGCATTGACATCCCTAAAAATAAACACAGGTTCGGTAGTTGGTAATGTAAAATTATCGGTTGCTGCAACAATCAATCCAACAGGATTTTATTACAATGGTGTAAATGGTCATTTTTATAAACCCGTAACGGCAGGTACAACTTATACTGGTGCTAGATCGGCATCGTTATTAACAACATTCAAAGGACAGACAGGTTATTTAGTAACAATAACATCGGCATCTGAAAATGCTTTTATATTTTCTAACGTACCACAAGCTAATATATGGTTTGCAGCAACAGATGAGGTTATAGATGGAACTTGGGTAATTGATGCGGGACCTGAAAAAGGAACTGTTATGAAAACATCAAATGGACAGACGGCAGGAAATAGACCTGGTGTGTATAACAACTGGGCAGGTGGTGAACCTAATGGATATAATCATAGTGAGGATTATGCGGTAACAAATTGGGGTGGTGCATCAACTTGGAATGATTTATCAAATAATTGGACTAATCCATACATAATTGAATATGGAACTTGGTCTAATCCCGATGATGCAACATTTACTGAATTTTATACCAATAGTGTATCTCATTCAAATGGTGAAGTTTTAACCGCTAAATTTAATTTTGATTTTGGGAGTAATATAGATGAAACTAAATTCTCAACAAAGGCAAATAGATATGTAAATAATCTATGGAGTACAACAACCAACACATCACGAGCAATAAGTGGATTGGGTAAGGTTGACATTACAAATGATTTAGATACTGCAAAGGTAAGTGGTATTGGTACTAAAGCGTCAACAACTGCAGGACAAGTTGAATGGGCAATAATAAATCCGTATGATGCAAATTTAGGTGGGCATCAATTATTAATAGACGAAAGGGAATTTGATGGGACAGGAGTATCTCCAAGTGATATAACATCAGTTAAATTATTTGATATATACGATGGACCGGTTAGTATTCATAGTGTAAGTGGGTTTTGGAAAACTTATATAATGCCCGGTAATTTGACAACTAAGATAACATCATCCACATTTCAGGCACAATTAAGATTACAAGATGGTTGGTATGGAACAAGAGCAGAATTTACTTTCTCACCAATAATGTCATATAAACAACATGGGATTGAGTTAACATACACCAATCAAACGGATTTAAACACTTTATACAATAGTATTGTGACCGTATCGGATGTCTTTATTGCCTTCAAAGAATTATCAAATGGTGGAATATTTGGAAATGAAAGTGGAAATGAATTTACAAACGGTATTCAATTTATTAATGCGGACGTTGATGGTAATGGTATATTCAACGAAGCAGATACATATAAACTATTACAACATTTAACAGGAGTTCAACCACTTACACAAAATCCACTATTAACTTTTCTGATGAAACTTTATAGTAAATCAGATTATGATGGGATTACTAAATCTAATTGGAATACCAAATTTAATTCAACAAGAAGTTTATATCCGTTTAGTTTAAATACGGGTACACTTAATAACACATACAATGTTAATGTTACTTGGCTTGGTGATGTAAACCTATCTCATTCAGCACAACAAAGTACAAGTGGTGTTGCTAGTAATTCTATTAGAACTATGAGTTTGGGTACTAATTCAGTTTCCAATCAAATCAACGCATATCTAATGGGTGAAAACATTGGTGGTAAATTAGTAGTAACGATTTCGGTAGACCCTTTACAACAAGAGTTGGTTGGTACTCAATTCAATTTAAACTACGATAATACAGCATTAAAGTTTGAAAAGGTAGAATTCACCACAAATGGAACTCCTACCAATTTTGGAACTAATAGAGGTTCATCAATAACATTAGGTTCATTGATTACTGATGGTTCAACATTATTGGATAAAACAACAGAATATAAAATAACATTTTTACCATTAATAGGATTGAGTGGTACTTTGGGTTTAACTTCAATATCAACAACCGATGCCGTCAATAAGAATGGAATACAATTAAAAGTAAAAATGAACTAATGAAAAAACTAATAATAATTCTGTCACTAATTTCGACAACATTTGTGACAAACGCACAAATACAAAAACCCGATACATTACAACTATCACCAAAGGAATTATTTGGGGAAAGTGATGATTGGAACGATGTGGGTATATTACAATCCTATGTTAATTTTTCAAAAGATGTTCTATCATCATCAAATCTTTCAGTTGGTATAATTGGTAGACAAGTATCAACTACTCTTAATTTGGGTTACAATAAATCATCTATGAATGGTCAATGGGGACACACATTCGCAGCGTCAATAAACCCTATATGGAAATATTATGGAGTAGGATATGGTTTCACTAGAAATACAGATAAGAGAACTACTACATTACAATCATTTTATTCAACCGATTTTGATTTCCAAAAAGATATTACACTATCATTCATAGATGTATTCAGAACTAAAAAGTTTGGAACATTTGGATATAGTTTAATTGCATCAAAATCTTTTTGGGGAACATATGAAGGTCAATGGGAAGGAAAATATACGGTAGATGAAAATGGTGATTTTAAAGATTTAATATATCCAATGGTGCCGGCATCAAGTGAAATAAGTTATAGAGGTATGGTAATGTACACATATACATTGAAAACAAAAAGGGTAAACATATCACCGCAAATATTTGCAATGAGTGATGTCTATAAAGTATTTAAAGATGGTACGACATCGGATTTATCATATTTTGATGATTTTAATTTAGATTTATATTATGGAACATCGTTTGATTGGAAAATAACTAAAAGGTTCATTTTGAATACTAATATTAGATATAACACAACTTTTGACAAATTGAGCGAATCGGTTGGGTATAAAAAGAGTAATCCAATAATGTTTATGATAGGAACAAACTTTCAATTTTAACATATGAAAAAAATACTATTCATATTTGTGATTTTACTATGGGGTTGTACTAAGATGGATATCCCAACCCCAACTCCTCCTGTTGAAAAAATATTCAATGTGGGTGAAAGTAGTGTAACAAATGGTCAATCAATTTTTTTTGATTTAACCTCTAATACTGTTCATTATTTAATTTTAATCGATAAAAATAGTGGACAAGTAATAAGTCGAGAAAAGTTTATTGGTCAAATAGGTAAAAATGAAAAAAAGATTTATACCAATTCATTACCCAAGGGATATTTATATTTAGTACTTGAGGATGTGGATAAAAAAGAATTAAAAAAGACAACAATAATAGTAAATTAAAAAATGACAAAAATGAAAAAGATTCTCTTATTAGTATTGGTATCCACAATTTTAACAGGATGTTATAAGGACGATATCTTACCTACACCTCAATCAATATCAGAAGACCTGAAAATGACAAGTTCTATTGGTATTAAATTACAATCATCATTTGTCACTTCAGAAGTGGCGATGAACGTTAAAATTGAAACCGCAGGTCCGGTAACGATTAAAATATTTGACATTTCCAATAGGGTGGTATCTAAAGAAACAATGAACGTAATTGCGGGTGATAACCTTTTAAAGGTATACACTAACGCATTACCATCATCAGCATACAGAATAGGGTTATTCGATTCTAATAATAAACAATTAGGAATAACAGATTTCAATAAAATAAACTAAAAAATTAAAAAATAAAAATTATGGCAGACAGAAACGGAGACGGAATAGTTTATCATCGCTCAGATTGCGGAGATAACAATGTAAGATGGTATGGATTTGGTGGTGACGGCCCTTGTTCAACATGTGAATCATGGGGACTTACCGATAGAGCAATAAGGTACATACACGACCATCCTGAAACAAATCATAGAATTGAAGATGTAACTGGTAGAGAGTGGGAAGAAGAAGTAGTACCAGTACTCATTAATATTGGAAATGAAATAGAGTCTGTAATTAAAGAAGGTTACGAAGAAGTAAAAGAAGGGGTAATTGATGCATATCAATGGGCTGATAAAAATGCTTGTAATATAGGAGTAACCGCAGCAATTGGTTTGGGTTGTGTTGCGGCATTTGCACCAGAACAACCAGCGGGCGCAGCGACATCAACCACTCTATCACTTATGGCAACACCTGTTCTTTATGTTGCAGATAAAGCGGCTAAAGTGGTGGTAGTAATGGCAATGACAGAAATTATAACAGAAGGATTTTTAGCAATACCATACGTTAGTGATAGTATTGACCACACACTATTAAAAAATATAATTTCAAATTGTTTAGGTAAAAGTTTAGATTCCGCAGAGTTATGGGCAACACCAGCTGGAGTTGGTATTGCAATTGGAGCAGCATTTGCACCAGTTATTGCAGATTTGATATGTACAAAAACTTGTCCTGAAGGATTTACTAAAGCGTTTGGTGCATAATATTAATAAAATAAACTAAAAACAAATACAATGTCAGAAGAAACACAAGAACAAGAAGGAACAATGAGTGGTTTAAAGAAAACACTTATCGGTGCTGTGGGTACCATAGTAACCGCAGGTGGTGTATGGGCAGCCTCACTTTTAGGTGGTGGTGACAAATCAGAACCAGCACCAGTACAAGCGGCACCAGTAATAAACATTACAAATTCACAAACTCAACAACAATCAGCGGGTGGTGGTAAGACGGTTATTATTAAAGAAAAAGAAACCGTTAAAGAACCCGCAAAACCGGTTAAGAAAAAAGAAGGTGATGAGTTTAAGGAAGAGGCTCCTAAGTGGTAAAAAATTAAAATGGAACAAGGATTAAGTTTTATAGCAGTAATTGTATTATGCATGATAGCTATGTTTGTATTTAATTCTCCATTGATGTTTTTAACATTTTTTATTGGGGGTTGTAGTTATTTAGTAATAAGAGGTAGAAAAAAAGGATGGTCTTGGAATAGACCATAAATTAAAAAAAAATAAGTAATATGGCGGAAAATAAAGAAACACCAAGTGGATTTAAAGATTTATTAAGTAATATGATGGCCAGAAGATGGTACATCACCGCATTAGTATTGGGTGGATTTATGTTTATTATAGGAGGAATGTTCTTCGCTATATTAAATAAATCGGCAATAGAAGGAGAATGGAAAGAACTTCTTCTATTATTATTGGGAGCCTTTATTGGTTCTTATGGTAAAATTATTGACTATTGGTTTAGTGATACGGATAAGGATAAGATGTTAGTTCAGAAAATGGATGAGGAAGATGGTACGGCGTTAAGCAATACCGCCGATTTACCTGTAACTCCACCAAACAATACTCCACTAATTCCAGAATCGTTTCAAACAGCTATTGAGAATTCAAAAACCGAAAAGGTAAATGATACGTTTGAACAAGTACCAACCGTTCAACCAAGAACAGGTATTGAAGTTGATGAAGATGGTGATGGTATAATGGATGGTATAGATTTCGACGGGGATGGCAAAATTGATATGTATTTTGCACATAGACAATGTGATCACGTTTGGGGTGACTTAGACGGAGATGGGATTGAGGAATGTTTAAAGTGTGGTAAAATAAAAGATGAAAATGCAGAAATGCACATGGAAGGATAAAATAAATATAAATTAAAAATTGACAAAAATGAAATTTAAAGAATGGGTTATCGAACTTTTCAAAGATGAAAGGGGATCAATATCGGTTAAGCCGGTAATAGCAATGGTAGGTGCAATGTTCCTATGTGTTACAATGGTATTAAATTCGTTCTCTCACGCGGATTTTGCTCCATCACCTGAATTGGTAAATGCAGTGATGTTAATAACGGGAATTGGAATGGGTGCCGATACTTTGGATAAATTCTCTCACAAAAAGAAAGAAGAAGAATTAGAAGGTTAATAAAATAAGATGTATGAAAAAATTATTAACATTATTAAGTGTTTTTTTACTAAGCGCTGTTGTCGTTAACGGACAAACAATAGGTAAAACTAAAACGGAAGACTATAAGGCGGACTTCGAAAAGAAAAGAGATATAAGTGCTTACATGGACTACGATGGTCCTCAAATTCCAATTCAAATATTAAAGGCGGGCATTTCTGATGAGATGTATGAGATGTATCCTGAATTAAAAGAAAAACGTGTTGGTTTGGGTGTTGCAAATATATCTATGGAATATCTTGAAAACTTAAACAGATTCAAATTTACTGAAGACAAGACAGAAATTAAGAATCGTATGGTAAAACAATTTCAAGCATCTCAATCCGGAATTTCTGAGAATAAGTTAGACGGACGTGGTAAAATCAATTTGGCTGAGTATTTTGTAACCATTGAGTGTTATGACTACTCGGTATCTGAAGATGAAACTGTGAACCTTAAAAATGGTGTACAAGATAATATGGTAACTCGTATTGGTCTTCAAGTTAGATTTACAAACGCGGAAACTGGTGTTGTATTTGGTGGATCGGGTTTAGGTGAGGCAACAACAAAAAGAGAATTAACTCTTTTGTCTGACGCAACGATTGACCCAATTAAATTCAACCAATCAACAATTAGTACTGCAACCAAAAAAGCTTTAGATATTGCTTGTGCTAACATTCTTGATAGAATGATTAAAAAGGGAATTTTTACAAAATAAACATATTTTAATGAGTTAAGATAAAAAAAAGGGGGTGTAATACCCCCTTTTTTTATATTTATATAAAAACAAACTTATGAAGACTCTATTAGTATTTTTAACATTCATACCAACACTTCTATTTGGTCAAATATCAACTTGGAGAAGTAACCCACCTACACAATCACAGACACAATCAACTCAAACAAGAGTTCAACCATCCATACCACAACAAAACAATGTGAGTAGTTGGAGAAACAATCCACCACAAGAATCACAACCACAACCAAGACGAGGTTCAAATATAGTAATCAGAGACCCATATTGGAATAACTATGGACAGGGGTGGAACAATTGGGGATGGAATAGATGGGACATGTGGGGAGCACCTAATTTTGGGTGGAATTATTGGTCTCCAATGCCATATTGGAACGATTGGGGTTACAGACAACCTGCAAGAATTTATGTTTATGATAATGGTAATAGAGATACTATTAGAGGAAAAAAACCTATCATAAGTTTTGGTATTCAAAAAACAACAGATAGACAAATTGGTGGATTCTTTACAATTGGTAACAAAGGATATTTCATAACAGAATATAATTTCACACATGATAGGTCAACTTTTTATCCACATGGAAGATTAGACCTCGTTGATTTTCCACTTGTTGATGATTTAGTTAAATTAAACTCATTTTATGTTGGTTTTGGGAAAAGAGTTAAAAGAACGGGAGTTCATTTTATGGTGGGTAACGTTAACGAGATTGTAAGATATCGTGGAAAAGATGATGATGGTTACATAACATTCCCAAAATATTCAAATCGTTTTACAACAATAAAAATAGGGGCTTTACATGATTATAAAAATTTTACAATAAAAATGGATTACGACCCAATTATTAGTAATGGTACTTTTGGTTTAGGTATTAATTTTTAAAATGAAAAAATATATTATCTCTCTCCTAATATTATTTTTTTGTAGTGAGTCGTTTGGTCAAACCATAACACAAACATATATTGATCCGTGTGATCAAAAGGTATATGTGGTTATTATTCCATTCGGACAAAACTCAACCGTTGCTGTTATTAGAGGTAAATCTAAAATTGTAACATTAGCAGATATCAGTAGTGGTGCGTTTCAAACATGGGTTAATAGTATATTTGCAACACCATGTTCAACACAAGACGATGCAATTTTCTTAGCTCAACAAGCGGCAGCAAGGGCTGCGGCTGATGCTGCGGCAAGGGCGGCGGCAGATGCTGCGGCGGCTGCGGCGGCTAAAGCTGCATCAGATGCTGCGGCGGCTGCGGCGGCTAAAGCTGCATCAGATGCTGCGGCGGCTAGTGCTGCGTCAGCCGCAAGTTCATCTGCAAGTGGAGCAGCATCGTCAGCTGCGAGTTCTGCAGCATCGTCAGCCGCAAGTTCATCTGCAAGTGGTGCAGCAAGTGGTGCGGCATCATCTGCCGCAAGTAGTGCTTCAACGCCCCCACCAGTAAGTACTCCACCACCGGCAAGTAGTTCTTCATCACCTCCACCAGCAAGTAGTTCTTCATCAAGTAGCGGTTCATCATCTTCAAGTAGTGGTGGTTCATCATCGTCAGAAACTAAAACCGAGACTAAAACCGAGACTAAAACAGAAGAAACTAAAACTGAAACTAAAACTGAAAGTAAAACAGAAGAAAAGAAAACAGAAACTAAAACTGAAGAGAAAAAAGAGGAGTCTAAAACCGAGGAAAAGAAATCGGAAGAAAAGAAAGAAGAAACCAAAAAAGAGGAGGAGAAAAAGAAAGAAGAAGAAAAGAAGAAGAAAGAGGAAGAAAAGAAGAAGAAAGATGAGGTAACAAATCCACTATTAATGTCTTCTGACTTAACAACATCTCAAATGCCCGATAATAGATATTTGGTATCGATATCAATGGGTGTAAGTAAATCATCTATGGCGGGTGATGAAAGTTATAGTTCAGGTATGGTGGTGAATAGTGATTTAAGTCAAATAGTATTAACGGGTGGTTACACTAAAATGGCAATGAAAAAAGATGGTAATTTAGATGCGATACATTCATATGGAACAGCATTTGCTTATCTTGCTGGTAACTATATGAATTTGTTAGGTTATACTTGGATTAAGCCAACACCTAAAAAAGGAACATTTGGTTATAATGTTGGTATCATTAATTTATTCCTTAATAATGGAAAAGGATATGATTATAATGTAGCATCTTCAGCAATCGCATTTTGGACGAAGCCATATGTTTATTCAAAAAAACTTACAGTATCACCGCAGGTGTTTACTATGTTTTCACCAATAGCTTGGAATAGTACAAACGGAGAAACGACAGTTAATAGACATATGGGATTTTTATTGGGGTCATCATTTGATTATAAAATAACTAAACGTTTTGGATTTAGTTTCAATTATAAATTGGGAGGTAATACCAAACCAGGTTCCCCATTCTTAAGTAATTTTCTTATTGGGTCAAGAATGATGTTATAAAAAAATCCCCATTGATAAAAACCAACGGGGACATGACAAAAATAAATGTACCTCTCTCCTGATACATTTAAATTGTAACTAATATTTTTTCATTAGTCAAGTCTTCGTATAAATTTTTTATTTCAGCACATTTTTCGTAATCTTCGATGCTCTCAAAAAAAGGAATAACATCTCTAGATAATACGATTGTTTCGTTTCTATTAAACTTAAATTCTGTGTCCCATTCTAAACCTTGAATGATAGCCTGAACATATAGGGACAGAACACGTTTTTTGGTTTCTTTAAACCCTTTAAAGACCTCGACAATGTTTTCATATATCGATTGCTTATTAATGTCATAAAAGTCATTAAAATCGGTATACTTACCTTTAATGTGCATTGTTTTGTAGGGTGTTTTTGTTTTTGATGTGTATGACATGATTATTTTGTTTAAGGTTATAAAGATAAATAATAATTCGGAATAAAAAAATTATTTTTTGTTACTTCTATCCCATTTTGCTTTTCTAGCTTCGGGAGAGAGTACCATTGGTGTATCAATTGTGTGTTCAATTTTAACTCTAATACAGGTTTGAGGTAAACTACAATTCATTAAATAATTATTAATATAACCCATCATATTAGCACTACCAATTGGATTAGCGGAGTGAACATAAATTTGGGGTAAAGGTATTTTTTTACTCATACTTTCCGCCACTAAAAACTTACAACAATCATATCCCGTTTTCTCACCAACTATATTGTCATAATTTAACACATAATTATTTTTTACATTTGTATAGTATTCAACCATAGACTCATCACCTAAATCATGGTCTAACGAAATAACATCAAAATTTTCTAATCCATATAGCCTAATGGTAGAAACAAAATGTTCATAATTTCTTACAATAACCCAATCAGTTCCAATTGGTGTTCTAACATCGTCTAAGTATAATCTTTTTTTCTCAGTTTTCATCTTTCTTAAATGGTTTTGAATATTCCGGTTTAACTATTTTCCAAATTATGTCGTCAACTTTTTGATTATTTCCATTCCACATTGCGAACATAATTGCATGTAAAACTTTTTGTTGTTTATTTACAAATTCAGCAAATTCTTTTTTAGATGGTTCAGGGTCTCTGTCACCAAATTTCCCATATCTAAAACCATCATGTAATTTACCCGCTCGTTCTCTTAATTGATAACATGCGTATTTTAAATCTCTGATTGTGGTTTTAACCCAATCATTAAATTCATCTGGAACCTTTTCAAGTAACTCATCAAATGGTTTATTATCTTTTAGATATTCCCATATGTCACGATTAGATATGTTAGTTAGAATTTTGTGAAGTCTAACATATTCATCTCCTTTTATTTTCATTCGGAAACCATTCTTGAATTTTATTACGTAACCTTCTTTATCTTTAGATATTTCTTCTTTTAATAAGTCGTATGTTTCACCCCAAGTTTTATATGTCATCACAACTTCAAAACCCGAGTCCTGTGTCCAAAACAAACTACTATCGGGTATTTCTTCACCAGTTTCAGTATGAATAGCTCCAAGGACAACTAATTTTTCTTCTCCTTTATAATCAACCACAATTCTATTTTCAGGATAAATAATCTCAAACAAATATGTGTTGTCTTTTCTCCACGCACTAATATCGTGTCTGTCAAGTATTTCTTTTCCTTTAATTGCTTGTGGTGATGTAAACGAACCTCGAGTTGCTAATATCCATTCACCTTTTGTTTTTGGTGTTGGGTCATAATATGGATTATCGTAATCAGGTAAATTGTTAGGGTCAAAGAACCTTTCCATACCTGTTTCATAATTGTTATTAAACCATATATTATATCTTCTCTCTTCACTTAATTCATATTTGTAATAAAAGAGAATACCTAACGAACCATCCATTTTTTCATAGACAACATAATCTTCATTAGGGATATCTTCTGGTTTATGTTCCTCGTAGTTAAAAAATTTCTTAAATGGTCTTGCAACAATATCACCTTTTGAGTTGGTTACCAATCCACGACATTGCAAAGTAATCTCATCCCATAATCTTTCGTACTGAACTTTTGGGGAATAATTCCAAATAGTTAAGTCAAGATTTGGGTGGGTTTGTTTGTGTAACAAACCATTTTCGTAATATTTTTCTAATGTAGTTAGCACAATTTTTGATTGGTGTTTTTTGTGGTGGGTTTATTGACTTAGTAAAAGATTCAATAAATTGACTCATCTATAATTTAATTTCAAACCTATTCTTCATTTGTTGAAGTTTATCTTTTGGAACTCCGTGAATATTTTCATTACCATGTCTATTCTCTACAATTATTGTATGAACTCTATAATTGTACCTTTCGGCCATTTTAAAATATTCATCCATTTCCCATTCTTGTGTAAATGTATTTGCAACCACAATTCTCACCTTTTGTTGTCTCATTCTTTCGGAACACCTAAATTGACAATAGTTGTGAGCTTCTTTTAATTTTGTTGGGTCAAAATTATATTCACCATTTTCACCCTCAAAAAAATCATCCGCAGACAATATTTCTTGTGGGTTGTTATTTGGTTGTTGTAATATAACATTAGCGAATGTTGTTTTACCCGAACCCGGAACACCTCTAAGAAGTATTAAATCACCTTGTTTTTCTGTATTTGTATCCATTGGAGAGAGATTTAAAAAAAATTAAAAATGGGGGTCGAAGATTAATCCGACCCCTAATTCTTATTTTACAGCTGAACTGTCTGCTGGAATTTGTGCAGTTGTTGAATCTGTTGCGGTAATTGAAGTAGAATCTACTTGAGTTGCCGTTGAGTCAGTTGTTTCTTTTGAGGTTGACCCTGAACCACATGCTGATAGTGTTAATACAACACCAAGAGCTAAAATAAATGTTACTTTTTTCATATAATGTAAATATACGAAAAACATTTGGTAACGCAAAATTTAATAAAAAAAACCCCAACGAGTTGTTGGGGTTTAAGGTCTTTCGGTGGGTTCAACCCCACTTACTTATAAAAAACGAAAAGGTAATCGACAAAGAGAACCTTCATTGATATAAATATATATAACTTTGAGTAAAAGTAAAGTATTTATAACATTTTTTTCACAATTGTTAATTTTTCGTTTTTATATTTTAAAATAATCGGTAAATTCTCAATAATATTACCCTTTAAGATTTCCTCACTTAAGAAATCTTCACATAAATTTTGAATGATACGTTTCAAAGGTCTCGCTCCGTATTCTTCTTGAGTGTTTAATTCAAAAATTTTATCGATAACAGTTTTATCAAACGTAACAATGTAATTTTTATCTACTAAACGGGAATTTAACTTACCAATTTCAATATCAATAATTTTCTTTAGTGATTCTTCATTTAACGAGTTAAACAAGACAATATCATCAATACGATTTAAAAATTCGGGATTAAATTGTTGCTTCAATGATTTTTGAATCATAGTTTTCTTCACTTCATATTTTTGTGTTTCACTTGATGAAGTACTGAAACCAACACCACCACCAAACTCAGATACTTTTTTAGCACCGATATTAGATGTCATGATAATCAAACAATTAGTAAAATTAACTTTTCTACCAAATGAATCGGTTAAATGACCTTCATCTAAAATTTGTAATAATAAATTGAAGATATCTTTATGTGCCTTTTCAATTTCATCAAATAAGATAACGGAGAAAGGATTATTCTTAACCTTTTCAGTTAATTGACCTCCTTCATCATAACCAACATAACCCGGAGGAGAACCGATTAATTTGGATACATTGTGTCTATCCATAAATTCACTCATATCAACACGAATGATTTTATCGGGATCACCAAATAATAAATTCGCAAGGGACTTAGCTAAATGTGTTTTACCGACACCTGTGGAACCTAAGAAAATAAATGAACCGATTGGTTTGTTGGCATCTTTAATTCCCACACGATTACGTCTAATTGCTTTTGAGATGCTTAATATTGCTTCATCTTGACCAATAACCTTTTCTGATAATAGGGTTTCCATCTTTAATAACTTTTTAGTTTCGTTAGAATCTAATTTAGTGATTGGTACACCCGTCATTTCAGATACAATAGTATAAACATCATCAATAGAAACAGGAATTTTATTATCCTTTTGTTTTTCCATCCACTTGGACTTCTCAACCTCAAGTTTATCTAAAATTTTTCTTTCTTCATCTCTAAGTTTTGCCGCTTGTTCGTAATTCTGATTTTTAACAACAAGAATCTTTTTTTCTTTAATCTCATCAGCTTGACCTTTTAATTTTTCAATTGTATCGGGAGCACGTAATGAAATCCTTTTTTCAGATCCTAACTCGTCAATAACATCAATAGCCTTATCGGGAAATTGTCTATCAGTAATATAACGACCCGATAATTTAACAATCGTGTCAATCACACCATCCTCATATTGTACTTTATGGAAATCTTCATATGAAGTTTTGAGGTTATTTAAAATTTCAATGGTTTCCGATTGAGTTGGTTCTTTTAAAATTACTTTTTGAAATCTTCTAACTAAAGCAGAATCTTTTTCAATGTGTTTCTTAAATTCATCGAATGTGGTTGCACCGATACATTGAATCTCTCCTCTAGCTAATGCGGGTTTCATAATATTAGCCGCATCCATTGCTCCACTGGCATTTCCTGCACCTACCATTGTGTGTAACTCATCGATGAATACAATAACATTGTGTGCCTCTTGTAATTCATTTAAGATTGCTTTAATCCTCTCTTCAAATTGTCCTCGATATTTTGTTCCCGCAACTAAAGAGGTTAAATCTAAAGAGACAATTCTTTTGTCAAGTAGATTTGTGGGACAATCTCCTTTTACAATCATTAATGCGAGTTTTTCAACTAATGCTGATTTACCAACACCAGCCTCTCCAACAACAACTGCATTATTTTTCTTTTTACGAGAAAGAATTTGTGCGATTCTTCTCACTTCTTTATCCCTTCCCACTACAGGGTCAATCTTTCCTTCTTCCGCGAGTTTAATTAAATCGCGAGAAAAATTATCTAAGATTGGGGTGGTTGAACCTTTACGTCCCCTTTTAGGGTTTGTCGTTGGTCCGTCTTCAAAAAAATCTACTGCCATACTATTTTTACGTTTAGTTTCTACAAACATAACACATTTCATTCTAAAAAACAAATAAATGTCAAAATGTCTAAAAAAATGTCTAACGAATGTCTAAATGTCAGTTTTAGACGTTTGGTTTGCAATTTGTAAAATGAAAAATTAATAATATGTAAAATAAAAAAAACAAAACTATGATTACATTATTTAAAGACCCGTTTTTTAACACTTTTGATAAAGTGTTTGATGAAGCCTACTTGAAGGTGGATAACAGAATTAACTCTAACATTACCACAACAGAAGATGGTTATAAGGTCCTATTATCGGTTCCAGGACTTTCTAAAGATGATGTTAAAATATCATTAAAGGAAAGTAAATTAACCATATCACATGAAAAAGAGGGTGATGAATTCACATTTACTAATTCATTTAAAAAATCATACAACGTACCTGATGATGTTGATGAGAAAAATATTGTAGGTGGTGTGGAAAATGGAGTAATTGAAATTATTCTACCTAAAAGTAAAAAGAAATCAGTTGAAAGGTTGATTTCACTTAACTAACATTGAACCCTCGATTTATCGAGGGTTTTTTATTTGATATTTATTATGTATATTATAACATTAAAAATATCAAATATGGCAATTATATCAGAAACAATTAATGGAAAGGTAATTGATGTTATAATCAATTCATCTAATTTAAAGACAGCATCTTTCAATACCGAAACGGAAGACTTAACGGTAACTTTTAACAATGGTGCTATTTATGAGTATAATAAAGTTCCTTGGAATAAGTTCACTAAGTTTAGACTTGCTGAATCACAAGGAAAATACTTCAACGAGAATATCGCCAGAAGTCATAAGTACATAAAGAAAGGATGAGTTTATTTGAAGAATTAATTGAAGATAGGGGTGAGGACGAAAAAATCGTAGGTTCTTTTAAACCTAAAGATTCACTATCTGACCAAATATTTGAGGTTAGTGGTAAATCTTTTTCTATGCGAGACGATATAAGAAAAAGATTACTAGTAATAACAAATGATTTCGTGGACTCTTTGAATGTTGATGTGTTTATACATGATATCGTATTAACGGGGTCACTTTCTAACTATAATTGGTCACAATATTCTGACGTTGATTTACACATTCTTATAGATTTTGATAGTATCAATAAAGATAAAAACTCATCGTCTTTTCATGCAATATTGAAAGAATTTTTTGATGCTAAGAAAAACGTATGGAACGAAAAATACGACATCAAAATAAAGGGGTATGATGTTGAAATATACGTACAAGATGTTAATGAGGAACACATTTCATCTGGTGTTTATTCTATTTTAAATAACGAATGGGTTATTGAACCTAAAAAGGAACAGGCTAATATTGACGATAGAAAAATATTAGAAAAGGGTGAAGAGTACGCAAAAAAAATAGATAGACTTATTAAATTAGGTAGTAAAAAAGACGTAACTTCAGATATTGAAACACTAAGAAGTAAAATTAAAGAGTTTAGACAAAGTGGTCTTGAATCAGGAGGAGAGTACTCATATGAGAACTTAACCTTCAAATTACTTCGAAGAAACGGATATATAGAGAAACTTTTAAAACTAAAAACGGACATTTCAAACAAAAAATTGTCCATAACACAATAAAGAACCTTATTTTTTTCCCTATATCTATGTATTTATAGGATAAGAATAAGTTTATCTTAATATAAAAACAATGGCAGACATCAAACCTCTAGGAAGTGAGAAGCTTAATGGCGACGAGAAATTAAAAAGAATTCTCGAATTAACTTACTTTAATCAAAATAATAAAAAGTCTTCTTCTGTAAAACCAGAATTAGTAAAGGAATCCACAACGGGTGGATTTTTTGGTATCGTTAAAGAAAAAGACGGATACTACGTTAAAAGAGGATTAAATGAATCATCACTTGATTATATTGGTGGTATGTTCATGAAAAACAAAAACAAATTTTCATCATACTCTGAAGCGTTTAAAAGATTAGACCTATTAAAAGGACAGGAAGAATTACAAGAGGCAACGAAATACGTTTTAAAACCAAGTTCACCTAAAAGTGAATCTCCTATGAGTGATCCGGCAGCAAACGCTCCTATACCTACGCCAGCTGAAGAACCGGCACCTGAAGTACCATCTGAAGAACCATCACCTGAAGTACCAGCTGAAGAACCAGCACCGGAAGCACCTGTAGATGGTGAAGACGATGCATCAGGAAAAAGATCAAGTTACATGGCGGAAGTACAAAAATTTGCAGGTAAGTTAGGTCAAGAATTAAGAGACCAACACGAATCAATGGAAAGTGATGATATAAAATATGTTCTTAATATGATTATTTCTGCTGTTAATTTAGATAAGTTAGAAGATGATGATATTGAAGATATTGCTAAGAAATTTGAACGTGACGAAAAACAAGATGGCGAAGAAGTTCCTTCTGAAGAGCCGTCACCTGAAGATGAGGTATCTGCGGAAGAACCTGTAGATTCTGAAATTGGTGAAGGATATGACACAACAATGGATGCGTTAGAAAATTTTATAAACTCTTCGTCGGATTTTGATACTGAAGAGACTAGTTTAGCGGATTATGCTGATTTAGAAATGGAGGAAGATGTTAATGTAGACTTTTCTGAAAATGTTCGAGTAGACTTTGGTGAAGATAGTCATCCAATAGAAGAACCTATGGATGAGGAAGTTGAGTTAGATTTGGAAGAAATGAAAAAGGAGATTAACAATAGTATTCAAACAACATTAGGAAAATATTTCAAATAATGAAGTTAATCTATATAAATGAAATTGGTTCAGACTATAAAGGTCAAAAACAATACGAATTCATTTTTAGTGAGAGTACAGAAATAGATATGGATGAATGGTTTGTTATCCCATCCTCCTCAACATCTCAACCAAAATCACCTGAGGTGGAATACGTTGATTTAGTTGGATTATTAAAAGATACCGATTTACATTTAGAATTAATTCAAGACTCCGATTATTTCGGAGTTATTGATGCAGTAGATGGTGTAGTTGCGTTGGGATGGGAAAAATTTAATTTTGATTCCGAATTTGAGAGAATATCATTTAAATTTGGTGAATCATTAGAAAGTGTAACAAAAAAATTAAAACAAAGAGAATATCTTTTAATAAAAGAAGAATTAAAAATTAAAGAATCATGAAAAGGTCAGAATTAGTTAAGATGTTAATAAGTGAGGGTATGTCTGAAAAAACGTTAGTTAATTTCAGCGATAAACAACTTTCTGATTTACATGAAAGAATGGTTATTGATGCTGAGAAATTAAGAGATCCCAAATTACAAGCAATTGCGAACGACCCAAATATTGAAGTTGAGGTAAAAGAGGACTTAAAAGGTAATCAAAAGAAATTAGACAAGAACCACAATGGTAAAATTGATGGACAAGATTTTAAAATATTAAAGGGTCAAAAGAAAAAAAAATCAGTTAAAACAGATACAAAAGACAAAGAAGTTAAAGAATGGGTTGAATCTTTAGCGGAAAATAACTATCATAGTTTCACATCTAAAAATGAAATTATGGAAATGATACAATTTAAATTACAAGAGGCGGGTCCAAACGTTAATATTGGACATAACGATGTTCCTGAATTTATGACCTATGAATCTTCATCAGATGGTGATGTTGAGACAAAACCATCTAAACCAAAGGTTACGCCAGGTACAAAACCGAAACCTCATAACCCAAATCAACCGGGTCCATTTACAAAACCAAAACCAAAAGCTGAGAAAAGTAAGGTTTAAATTAGGTATTATAAGAAATAAATCTTATATTAGCCTTAATATAATTTAAACGTATGGCAATGAATTTCTCAAGTGTTGATAGACCCGATAGAGGTTTACAACATAAATTAAAAAATGAAGACACTTCATTAACTAAAATACCTATGCCAATTTGTGAAAATTCACAAGAACAAAACTTTCAAGAGTTATTGGCATCAGAAAGATATCAAGAAGTTATATCTAATGTTAATCATTATTTAGGTCCACATTATCCAAATAAAATAAATTTAAATAACAAATCACAATATAGTGAATTCTCCTCATTTATGATGAGATCTCACTTTGAGATTATTAGAATTGAAAGGAATGTTAGACCCGAACTGGAACAATTAGCAATCAAATTAGTTATGAATGAATTTCATATACCAAAAGATTCAATTCAATGGGATGTAAAAATTGTTGATGGTAGCAGTATATCTACGGATAATTTTAATATGGATGATGAAGAAACTATCCAAATACCTCAGGTTGATTTAGATAATGAGATTGATGGTGATTTTGAAAGATTAAATTTAGAAAGAGCTAAACGAAGATTAATTAATGCAATTAGTCAGGGAGCATCTAAAAAAGGTCATTATTCGTATCATTTGGTTAGTGAGGAGATTTTAGATATAACTAAAAGTGAAACTATTTTAGATTTATATGGTGTTATGATGTCAATAAATGACACGACTTATTGGCAATTTCCTGATATATTTTTGTCACAAATGGGTAAATCGGGACAAGTTGCTGGCACCGAAGAAATTGAACAAGGGGAACCACCAATCATTAAAGTACGAGCACAGAATTTTCCTGTTGCCGTTCATGAATGTATAAAAGGTTATTTAGAATTACTTGCAGTACACGGAAGACCAAGAGATGAAAATGGTGATTTTGATGAGGAGTTATGGAATAAGGTTTCAGGTTATGAAGACACTATGGACAAAGAAATGTGGGATTTAAGATTAGGACCATCAATATGGAATAGAGTAAGAGGTATGTTACCCGATGAAGTTGTTATTGATGAAAATGAAGAAGGTTTACAATCATATTTTTTATCTAGCCTTTACACATTAGAAGCTAAAGAGTTTTTAACAATGATGAAAGAAGTAATAGGAAAGACTTCAAAAGGTGAAAAAATGATTAAAGATTATTATGATTCCATTAGGAAAGATATTAATAAAAATTACTACGATGATAGTATGTCAACATATGACGATGACGATGAATAATTGAAAAGGTGGTTTTAACCACCTTTTTTTGTATTTATATATATGAATAGTAGAGCAGAACAATTAATGGAGTATGCTAAGATTATAAAAGATACCCCATATGCACTTAGAACGTATTTACAGACATTTGATAATACACAGAAGAAATATGTCCCAATGGACTTATTTGAAGACCAAATTCAACTAATACAGGACTACGAAGATTACAACGAAAATATTACAAGAAAATATAGACAAGCCGGTGTTACAACAGTAACGGCTGCTTGGTTATCAAAAAAATTACAATTAGCAAAACCAGATAATCCTGAGAGAGTTCTACTTATTGCAAACAAACGTGATACTGCGGTGGAGATGGCTAATAAGGTTAGACATTTCTTAGAACAATGGCCTGAATGGATTAATGTTGGGTTCTCACCCGATAAAAACTCAGAAAGTAGATTTAGATTAAACAATGGATGTGAGGTTAAGGCGGTTGCAACATCAGCGGATGCCCTTCGTGGTTACACACCTACCATACTTGTATTTGATGAGGCGGCATACATTGAAGCGGGAGATGATTTTTGGGCGGCCTCTATGGCGTCCCTATCAACGGGTGGTAAGATTATTCTTATCTCAACTCCAAATGGTTACGACCCCATCTATTATGGTGTTTACGACCAAGCATTACGTGGAATCAATGATTTCCATATAACCGATTTAAGATGGTTTAAAGACCCTCGTTACACCAAAGATTTACGTTGGATAAAATGTCAAGACATCTGTCATTACATGTTAAATAGAGAACAATATAATGATGATGAAGTTGTTCTACATGATTTTGACATGAAAGAATATCTAAAACTTTTAGAAGACGGTTATAAACCATTTTCATCTTGGTTTGAGTCAATGTCTAAGAAATTTAAATATGATAGACGTAAGATAGCTCAGGAGTTGGAATGTGATTTCTTAGGTTCGGGAGATGGTGTTATTCCTGGCGATATTCAAGAGAATATTGCTAAGAACATGATAAGAGAACCAATTGAAAAATACATGCAAGCCACATTTTGGCAATGGAAAGAACCAATCATCGGTCATCGTTATATTATGGGGGTGGATGTGAGTAGAGGAGATAGTGAGGATTTTTCAGCAATATCAATTATTGATTTTGATGATAGAGAACAGGTTGCGGAATATATTGGTAAAATACCTCCTGATGATTTAGCTGCCGTTGCATATAAATGGGCTATTTTATATGGTAATGCGTTTATTGTTACGGATATTACAGGTGGTATGGGTGTTGCCACATCAAGAAAATTAACTGAGTTAAACTATAAGAATGTTTACATTGAAGGAGTTAATACTCAAAACATTTGGGACTATAACGCCAAAGCGATGGAGAAAATACCAGGACTTAACTTCAATAATAAAAGAACTCAAATTGTTGCCGCATTTGAAGAGCAACTTAGGAAGGGATTTATTGTTAGATCTGCAAGATTATTAAACGAACTCAATACGTTTGTTTACATGAATGGAAGACCTGACCATATGAAAGGTTCACACGATGATGCCATTATGGGTATGTCAATGGCATTATACGCTGCAGACGTATCTTTTAACTTATTACAAAAGAATGAAAATGCTAACAAAGCAATGTTAGATTCTTGGACAATGAGTGAACGTACATACGAACCAAATAAGTCTTTTTACTCATATGGGACCGCTTTCGACCAAATAGGATCAATGGGGTTTGACGATAATCCAGCATTTAAAGATATACGTAACGTACCCGGTAAGAACCAATATCAAGAATATAATTGGTTATTTGGAAGATCAAAATAATGTTCCAATTACTAATAATTTAGTTTATATTATAAAGAAAAGTATTTATAGATATGGCAGAACAGAATTACACCGTCTTTCAGAAACTAACAAGAATGTTTGGTTATCCGGGTCAATCGATTAAGGATAAAACACCATCTTTTAATTTTAACAAAGATGAGTTATTAAAAACAGATAGTAGAGAAGACTACGAAAAGGCGATGTTGCAAGCACAACAATCGCAATACATTGCAGATAAATGGACCAAGTTAGACCAATCGGTTTATAATCAATCTGTTTATTACGAACCAAATAGATTGGCAGCATATTATGACTACGAGTCTATGGAGTTTACTCCTGAAATTTCAGCGTCGTTAGACATATACGCTGAAGAATCTACAACAATGTCCGAAAAGGGTGAAATATTAACCATATATTCAGAATCAGATAGAGTTAAAAGTATTTTAGTGGACTTATTTAATAATAAGTTAGATATAAATACCAATTTACAAATGTGGGCAAGAGGTCTTTGTAAGTATGGTGACGATTTTGTTTATTTAAAAATTGATCCAGAAAAGGGTATTATTGGTTGCCAACAATTACCGAATATTGAAATAGAGAGGTTAGAGGGTGCAACAGGAAAAAGTCCAAATCAAAGTTCTGATTTAAAACTACCAACAAGAGAATTAAGATTTACTTGGAAGAACAAAGATATGGAATTCCAAGCTTGGGAAGTTGCTCACTTTAGATTATTGGGTGACGATAGAAAGTTACCATATGGTACTTCTATGTTAGATAAGATTAGAAGAATTTGGAAACAACTTTTACTTGCTGAAGATGCAATGTTAATTTATAGAACATCAAGAGCACCTGAAAGACGTGTGTTCAAGGTGTTTGTTGGTAATATGGACGATAAAGATATTGAACCATATGTACAACGTGTTGCCAATAAATTTAAAAGAGACCAAATACAAGACCCACGTAATGGTAACGTGGATATGAGATACAATCAAATGGCTGTAGACCAAGATTATTTCATACCTGTTCGTGACCCGTCACAAACAAATCCAATCGAAACATTACCAGGAGCTCAGAACTTGGGCGAAATTGCAGATATTGAATATATTCAAAAGAAATTATTGGCGGCTTTACGTATCCCTAAAGCTTTCTTAGGTTTTGAAGAAGTTGTTGGTGATGGTAAGAATCTTGCATTGATGGATATTCGTTTTGCAAGAACAATCAATAAAATACAAAAATCGTTAATTCAAGAATTAAATAAAATTGCATTAATGCATCTTTATTTATTAGGATTAGAAGATGATTTAAATAGTTTTTCATTATCGTTAACTAACCCATCACAGCAATCAGATTTATTAAAGATTGAAACATGGAAGGAAAAGATTACTCTTTACAAAGATGCGACATCTGATCAATCTCAAGTAGGTATCTTACCAGTATCACATACATGGGCTAAGAAAAATATCTTAGGTATGAGTGATAGTGAGGTATTACTTGATTTACAACAACAACGTTTAGAAAGAGCGGTAGGTTTTGAATTACAAAATAGTCAACTTATTATTAAACGTTCTGGTGTATTTGATGAGGTTGATAAGAAATATGGAATTCCTGAAGAGGAGAGAGCGGCAGCAGAAGCAGCAGCATCCGGAGGTGAGGGTGCTGGTGGAGACATGGGAGGAATACCACCACCTCCAGCGGCGGGTGGAGGAGGAGAAGCTCCTTTAAGTGAAGCAACATCTAAAAAATCAAAAATATTAGGTATGTTAGGTGAAGAAAAAGAAGATTTTAATGTTTTGTTTGACATGGAAAAGGCACAACAGAATATTTATGAAATAGAAAATAAATTGAACGATATTTTAAACGACTAAAAATGAACAAATTTGGGGCACTTAAATCTAAATTATTAAACAAATTGACTGAATCTTATGCAAATGAAAATAAGACAGAAATTAAGAATATATTAGCCACAATCAAAGAAAACAAAGACTTTAAAGAAATGTACTTGTTTTACGAAGAAATTGAAAACAAATATATTGAGGATAAAGAAACAGCAAAATTATATGTTGAGGGATTAAATACATATTTTGGTCAACCAATAGGTAATTGGGATAGTTTAAATATGTTTTGTGAATCTTTAAATACTAAATTAGGTGAGGTTGAAATCGAAACTAAAGAATTATATGAATCTTTAGATATGTTATCAGAAAAAGATTCATTATCAAATATTGAAAAGAAAGTTATTGCAAAAAAGAAATTAGTAGAACATTTAACAACTAAAAAGGAAATTAAAGAATCTAAAGATTCGACTGTTGTTCCTAACGAAACATTACTACAAGCGGTATTAGCAAACAATTTTAACGTATTATATTCTAACACATTATCAGAATCACAAAAAGAAGAATTAAAAAATATTTTATCAATTTCTTATGATGATTTAATTACTAAGAGCAATGAATTACAAGAATCAATCATTAATCAGGTATCTACACTTTTAAGTGAATCGAACGACCCCGATTTAACCACTAAACTAAATAAAGTAAAAGATGAAGTTAGTCAAATGACAACATCTAAGTACAACTACTACAGATTAACAGAATTAAAAAATGGTCTTAATTAAGACCATTTTTTATTTGTTGAACATATACCGCTTTTAAAACTTCCTTCCTTTTAGTGACTGAAGGTTTAACAAATTCCTTCCTTTCCCTCAATTTTTGAATTTGCTTAGTTTTTTGAACTCTATTCTTATAGGTTCTTAATGCTGTTTCGATACTACGTTCTTTTGTTACGTCAATTATTATCATAATATATAATTATACCACAAATATATAAAATATTTTGGATTTACAACATTTTTTTCATATATTTTAATAACACCATAAAATAAAGATAATGAATAAAATTAATGAAAACAGGTAAGTATATCCCATTAGGGACTTACAACAATGTAAAGTATGGTTATGGTACAGTAGACTTTAAAAATCTTAAAACTATTTATGTAAAATTAAATTCTTGGTTGCAACCAGAAAATGAAACTGACGATTATGACTATCTAATTTCAAAATCAAGAAGAAAAATAAAAGAATTAATTTATAATTTAAACAATTCAAGTTTTAAACAACAATCAATTGTTGATTTAGATATAAGAACCAAAGGAATTAAGATTGAAAAAAAGTCTTTTATGAATTTAGAAATAACTTTATATGTTGAAAAGCAATTCGATATTAGATCAAAGGAAATAAAAACATTTATCACAGATTTGACCGAATCCGTTGTTGAGGATGGTTTAATTGATAAAAAACTATTCAATTTTTACAAAAGCAAGAAATAACCTTGGTATTGATGTATTTATAGTAATAAAATCTATAAATGAAGATATTAGGACCAAACGAAACGGGTAGAGGAATTTTAATAGAATATGACGCAGGTCATGTTTCTCCCGAACAAAACAAGAAAATTATTTCGGAAATGAGGGATATGGACTTTTCACAAGACCTTATCCTTTATGCCGTTTTACAAAAATACGACACTCCAAATAAGAACGGAAGGATTTATCCTGAGATGTTACTTAAAAGAGAAAACGAAAAATACCAATCACTTATTAAGAAGGGAGGAGCATTAAACGAACTTAATCACCCTTCATCATCTCTTATCGATTTAGATAGAGTTTCTCATTCAATTCTTGAAACTTATTGGGACGGAAAAATCCTTATGGGTAAAATAAAATTATTCACTTCGCCAGGATGGAAGAAGATGGGTATTGTATCCACTAAGGGTGACCAAGCGGCTATGTTAATTATGAACGGAGCTACTTTGGGTATATCCTCTCGTGGTGTTGGTTCCTTAAAAAACATTAAAGGTCAAAACATTGTTCAGGATGACTTTGAATTGGTATGTTTTGATTTAGTGTCATCCCCATCAACTCCAGGTGCATACATTTTTAGTGACCCCTCAGATAGGGACCAATATCAAGAATCAGAAATTAAAAAACCCGCGGTTGATGATAGAATGTCCAAACTTATGGGAAAATTAGATACTTTTTTGAGTAAATAACCAATTTTATAGGGATACAAATATTAAAAATAAGACTTTTTATTAAAGTCGTACTATTTATTAGATAATAAAACAAAATTTCACAATGACTGAAAAATCAATTTTAGAACAAGCGTTACTTCAAGTACAAACACTTGAAGAAGCAGTAAAGCAAAATGCAAAGGGTATACTTGCTTCAACCATGAAACAAGAACTGAATGACTTGCTTAAAGAATCATTGGAAGAAGAGGATGAAACTAAAATGCCGATGGGTGAACAACCTGAGGATGAAGTTGATCCTGAAGAAGAGGAAGACGATATGTCAGATGACGATGCAACAGCAGACGACTCTGAAAATGATACAGACCTCGATAACGAACCAAACAAAGACATTGAAGGATTAGATTCTGAAGATGATGAAGAAGGAGATGAAGATCTCGCTTTACCACCAGCAGAAGAAGGTTCTGAAGATGAGGACGTAATGGATATGACCGGTGCTTCAGATGATGAAGTATTAAAAGTTTTCAAAGCGATGAAACCAGAAGATGGTATTGTAGTTAAGAAAGACGGAAATAACATTGAGTTTGGTGACGGAGAAGACGATTATATTATCAAACTTGATGATGAAATGGAATCTGACTCTGAGTTTAATGCTGAACCCGAATTCGGTACTGAAGAAGATGAATTTTCAGAAATGGATATGATGGGTGATGATATGGAAACTGATGAGGAAGAAACAATTTACGAAATTGAGATTGATGAAGAAGAAGATGAAGAAGAAGTTGCTGAAGGTGATGAGATGGAAATCGAAGCTACTGAAGCAGCAAGAACATTTGGAACGGGAGTTAGGGGACCATCTCAAAAAACAAAATACAAGACTGGTCGTCACGAAATGAACGAAGAAGTTGAAAAGTTAAAGAAACAAAATTCTGAATACAAGAAGGCTTTAGTTTTATTCAAAGACAAACTTAACGAAGTTGCTGTGTTTAATGCAAACTTAGCTTACGCTACACGTTTATTTACTGAACACTCTACTACTAAACAAGAGAAATTGAACATATTAAAGAGATTTGATTCAGTTTCAACGATGAATGAATCTAAAGGTTTATTCAACACAATCAAATCTGAATTAGGTACAAAAACAACAGTTACCGAGTCAGTAGTTGGAAAAATCTCTAACACCCCATCTACATCATCATCTCAAGAAGTGTTATCAGAAGCTAAAGCTTATGAGAATCCACAATTCAGAAGAATGAAAGATTTAATGGGAAAAATAAAATAATAAATTAAACAAAAAAACAAAAACATACAAAATGGGAGCATTATTAGAATCAGGTATGGTAGGTAACATCGGTCTTAAGCACCTTCGTGTTATCAAAGAAGATACCATCAGAAAATGGGATGACTTAGGCTTTTTAGAAGGTCTTGACGGTCACCAAAAAGATAACATCGCGCAATTATATGAAAACCAAGCGTCTTATTTAATCAACGAAGCAGCAGTAGCTGATGCGTCTGGTTCATTCGAGACTGTGGTTTTCCCAATCATTCGTCGTGTATTCTCTAAATTATTAGCTAACGACATCGTGTCAGTACAAGCTATGAACTTACCAATTGGTAAATTATTCTTCTTCATTCCTAAAATTCAGGAAAGAAACGGAGCAGGTCACTATTCTCCATATGGTATGCCAGGTGCTGGTGGAAGCGCCGCAACTGGTTACACAGGTGGTAACTTATATGACAGATTCTACGAAGCAGGTGATGGTAACAGTCCTGATACAGGTCTTTTTGATTACTCAAAAGGTCAATATTCAGCTGTAACTTTAACCGCTGTTTCTGCTGTTACTTTCAGTAATGGTTCAGTTTCTGCAATTGCAGTTTCTGGTGTTACTGGTTCATCAAACGCACAATCATCTTTAATCTTGAAATTTACAGGATTTGCAAAAGATGGTCAAGGTAAATTAATCGGACCAAATGGTAACGCAATGGATACTGAAGAATTTTTAGCATCAGCTGAAGTTAAATACTTAACTGACTCTAAGAACTTCAACGTTGTTACTCAGAAGTATGGTAAAGGTATTGTTGAATATGGTTCAACTGCATCTTCTACTAACTACCCTTCAGGTAACTACAATGATATCTGTGATGCTGATGGAGTTATCTACGTAAGTGTTGATATGCAGAACTACAGTGCAACATCTGGTTTCTCTAACATCACATTACCTACAGGTACAACTATCGGTGATTTCACATTAACTTTCAGAACTTATGATACTTTAGAATTTGAAGATCAAATTGGTGAAGTTTCTTTCGATTTACAATCAGTAACAGTTTCTGTAACTGAAAGAAAATTAAGAGCTACATGGTCTCCTGAATTGGCTCAAGACGTTAGTGCATTCCACAACATCGATGCTGAAGCTGAATTAACAGCTTTATTATCTGAGCAAATTGCAGCAGAAGTTGACCGTGAAATTTTACGTGATTTACGTAAAGGTGCAGCTTGGAAAGCTAAGTGGGATTACAATGAGTGGAAATACGGTGGAGCATCAGGTGCTACATTACAAGGTTACACTCAAAAAGATTGGAACCAAACTTTGGTAACTAAGGTTAACCAAATTTCAGCTCAAATCCATAAGACTACATTAAGAGGTGGTGCTAACTGGATCGTTGTTTCTTCAGAAGTTTCTGCAGTATTCGATGATTTAGAATATTTCCACGTATCTAACGCAGCTCCTGAGCAAGATTCATACAACATGGGTATCGAGAAAATCGGTTCTCTTGCTGGAAGATATCAAGTATATCGTGATCCTTACTTCCCAGCTAGCAAGATCTTAATTGGTCACAAAGGTAAATCACTATTGGACGCTGGTTACATCTACGCTCCATATGTACCTTTACAATTAACTCCAACAATGTACAATCCGTTCACAATGACTCCTATCAAAGGAATCATGACACGTTACGCAAAGAAAATGGTAAACAACCGTTACTTTGGTGTAATCGACGTGAAAGGTATCACTACATTCTCTTTGGATACATTAAGATAATCTTAATAGGATTGAATATAAAAACCCTCGAAGAAATTCGGGGGTTTTTTGTTATTGGAATATTCCAAAAAATTAGTTATATTTGCATTATGAGTGAAGTGGACTACACTAAATTAAGGTTAGATGTCTTAGAAAAAATGATACATTCTAGAGGTATAGAATGTAAGATGAATAAGACCGAAATGATTAGGACGTTGAAACTCGACGATGAGGGAAAGTATATTCCACCAATGAAAGAGACAACGTATGAAAAATCCGATGGAGGGTTTATTGTTAGTGTAGATTTATATAATCGTTCACATTTAATACAACTTGGGAACTTAATTTTAAAGAAAGAAGCAAAAAACTTACACAGGTACGCAACCGGTATGTTATATTATTGGGTGAAACAAAAATTAATTTAATATGAATTGGATAGAGTATTTTTTACAGATTGCTGAGGTGGTAAAACTCAAATCTAAGGACCAATCTACACAGATAGGTGCCGTTGTAGTCGGTGAGGGTAATAACGTCCTTTCTACGGGTTATAATTCATTCCCAAGGGGTTTAGACGATTCATTACAAGAACGTCAGGAAAGACCCGAAAAATACTTCTGGATGGAACATGCCGAACGTAATGCAATTTATAATGCGGCATTAGAAGGTGTATCGTTGAAAAACTCAACAATCTACTTAACATCGGGATTACCTTGTATGGATTGTGCCAGAGGAATTGTTAATTCCGGTATAAAGACGGTATATTGTAAGGAAGTCTGTACTACTAAAAATAAAGAAAAGTGGGATGAATCCCAAAGTAAGGCTAAACAACTTTTAAATGAGTGTGGGGTTAATCTTATTTATTATTGAGAATCAGGTATTTTAGTATCCTTTATAAATTTTTTGTAAGAATCTTTATATGATTTTTGACTTTCATCGTTAATATCTTTAGTATACTGCCAGTTCCAATATATATCATCGTTTGGTTTGAAACCATAAAATGAATGAACTTGTTTTTGTAAATCAACAACGTTACTTCCATTCCAATTATGTCCAGTACAAATGTATCCAGATTCGATATCTTTTACTATGTTAGACTCATTATGTACCGTATGTCTATTTTCAACCCAATTAAGTCTTTCAATTAGATTTTGATAATACATATTTGTTTGTCCCCACCTTATTGAACTAAAAAATATAACCGAATCTGATTCAAATAGTTCTTTGGATATTTTCCAAAGTTCATCTGATTTGTTATTGATACTCGCCCAACATCTGTGATGACCTGAAGGATTTTTATCCTTGTCTTCAAGTTTGGATTTTAATACTCCACATGAATCTCCGTCTTTTCTTGATACGTTACCTTCACATGGAAATATCTTAAGTTCAGGTACGTCTATTAATGTTGACTTATCACCCAATTCATCATTAAGATACATTGCAATCATTTTAGATTTTGGTATATCAATATTATTTTTGTCCCAATTATGTCTATTAGAACAACTTAATAGTAAAACTTTTTTCTTATTTTTAAGAACATCCAATGTTTTCTTTAAAGATTTCCAAGCATCAGATTGTACCATCTCTTCCGAAATCATCATTTCTCTAATCCTTTGTATGTTCTCTTGTAAGTTCATTAAAATTTTATATTTTATCTACGGCACCTGTGAATTTATGACATTTTTCAGATACACCACCTTTATCGTGGTCAGTAATAGATAATTTCACATTATCGTAATGAACGATTATATCAGGATGATGATTTTGTTTATCTGCGATTTTCATAACTGAATTAACAAATGGTATAACTTCTTTGTAGTTTTTGAAGTGATATGTTTTGGTAAGTTTATTATTACCCTCTTTCCAATCACTTTTATTTATAATCGTTCTTTTCTGTTCCTCGGTTATAATGTATTTCATAAGTTAAAATTTTACCAAGTACGACAAGCCCAATATCTTGGTTTCCAACGAGGACCTGGATTATCACAATTCATACGAGCTCTAAATGACTTACGTCTTGCGGGGTTATTCTTTTTGATAACCATTCGTTTACCTTTAGCGGATTTACCACCAAAACCGAAATTTACCTTAACAACCTTACCCTTGTCGTTCTTGACATACACTTTAAACTTTTTAATATCACCTTGCATGATTTTTCCAAGTTGAACTTTACGTCCTTGATATTCAGCCTCATTTAACATATTGGTCGACTCAAAATTTGTGTTTTGAACGGAACCCGATTCATCTTCATAAATTAAAACTGGCGTATCTTCGTTATATTCAAAAAGTCTTTGAAATTGTTCTTCAGATATTTGAATAATTGTTCTTTTTTCTACACCTTCAGATAATCTATCAAATTCTTTATATCTAAAAGGATTAGACATTCTTTCTGGTTGACTAAACAATCTTTTTTTTCTTGTAAACGCAAAACTTCTACTTCTTTCATCAACATTTTGTTGTTCGTCAAATTTTGTCATTGTTGGTTTATTACCTTTTCCAATTTTAGGGTCCTTTCTTTCTGCACTTCTTTTTTGAGATGTCATCGCCTTCTTTTCCTTTTTATCATATGAAGAGGCAACTTTAGGAGTATCTTTTGACACTTTTTTTGATGGTCTACATTTTGGATATCCTTTCCTTCCTTTTTCACCATCAGCATCACTACGTCCACAAGGTGGATGTTTACCATTAACTTTTTTACTTACATCTACCCATTTTTCTTTAAACCACCTACCTAAATCTTCTTGTAATACCTCACCATTATTGATGGATAATTTAATGTATTGTAGATCTTCTTCGTTTATGTGTATTTTCATGATTTACTTTTTACCGCTACAATATGAACCCGAACATTTTTTTTTACCATCTAATCCTTTTATTTTACCTTTACAAACTTGTACAGCATAACCATTCGCATATGCCGATGGATAAACTTTAAATTTAGATTTTGCAGCAGATAAACCTCTTGAACAAAGTTTATTACTCTTTTTTTCCGCTTCTGACAAATTCTTTTGTTCAAAGTAACCATCAATAAAGTTAGCCACTTCTTCAATATCATCTTTAGATGTAGTTATATGGTCACCCGCCCACGCGTGTTCACCCGTAACTAATTTTGGAAAATCAGATTGGTGTTTATAGGACAATATCTTTTCGATATCATTCTTAATTTGAACTAAGTTGGATAAAACCATGTAAGTTCCGTCTTCAGATATGTGTGATTCTTGTTCCTTTACCACTTTTTTTAAATGTTTCTTAATTAATTCAGTTATATTCATAATAATAAATAGTTTTATTTTTCAGATACTATCTCAAATTTTATTGTTTCGTTATAGAATATCTCCTCTGTATGAGTTTTTCCCTTTATTTCGACCATATATTCTCTCGGTATCATAAATGAAGTGTCAAACACAAATGAGTTTTCGTTTGTTACATCAAGTTGTGTCCAGTCGTAAACAACAACATCGGTTCTACCTTCTTTAATGAAAATTCTATAGAATACTTCATCAAATAAAACTGATTTTGGTTCATTTATTGACCTAAATGTAACAACCACTTTTCTTTTTTCTCCCCTTAATATTTTTTCATTTTGTTTCAATCCGAAAAATTGAATAACGTATCTTTGTAATTCTGTTTGATTTTCACCAATTGTAAATCCGGCAGTATAAGGTTTTGGTACAAATTTTTGACTAACGTTACTTATTGACACCCCATTAAGGAGTAGTCCTTTCCATTTATCAATATAGAACCTTTTTCCGTCACACAAGACACCTTGTAAACCAAATGTAACCTTATATATTCCTTTTCGTATTTTATTTGTTGTAAGTCCTGTTAATCCACTAATTGGTGTTCCACTATTATCAGTAATGTCAACTGTTGGTAATGAATCTAAATCATAGTAATTAGTTCCCTTTGTAACATGTAGGTATAAATTCTGTGTTTGTTTTTCAATAAAATTATGTCTATTATCTTCTATTCTATCTTGAAACACAGATTCAACAAACGGTTCAAAGAATGTTTGTGTGTATTTTGTAAAAAACGCCACAGATTGGTCAATTTCAGGTGTGATATTTTGATATATTACTTCAAAAGCAATTCCTAACCCGTGATTTGTATTCCCCGATAAAATTATACCATTTATATAACTTGTAATATCAACATCTAAATTTTCATTACCATTATCAAAATGGGCGGTGGTAACAATAACAGGGTCGGTACTATAAACACCCTGACTTGACCATTGATTCAATGTGGTTTTATTAAACCAGTTAGATGGTCTCTCATCAAATGTACTATTACCTGCAGTAAAGTCATATTCACTATCTTGGTAATCAAAACCTAAACCTTCGTCCCAAAACTCACTTATTTTAAAAACTATTAGATTAAATGAAGTTGCACGATTTCTACCAGTGGTTCTATTCTGACCCTTTAATCCCTCGTCACCAAATATGGTATTGGTCATTTTTAAATAATGTTTAGTATTTTGGTCAATAACCAAATCACCATTATTTATTTTACCTTGTAAATCTGTAAGATTAACTTTAAATAAAAATTTAGAAAATCCTGAACCATAGAAAATCTCAGTAGTTGGGTTTTTAGCCGTGTTTACCTGAGAATTCTTGATTATCGTGTTGTTTTTTTCAAAATATGAACGGAAATATGACATCTTCTTTATTAATAAATATCAAATTAGTTGATTCTAATTGAATTATTTAAAATATCTTGTTTCATTGTTTCCATTAACTTCATTAAATTAATATAATTTGGGTCACTCGGTACTGGAGGACCGACTAAATTGTGTTGGTGACTGAATATTAAATTAATTATGGACTCAATAAGTCTAATAAGGGTTTCACCTCTAACTGACGAATATGTGTGAGGTAAAATGTCATTCATGTAATTTTCCTGACTTAATTCATATTTTTCCAATTTAGAAAAATCTATCGCAATTTGTTTTTCAGGGGGATTAGACTCTGGAGATAACAAAAATATTTTATCCGATTTCAAAGATGAGAAAGTTTGTTCGGAACTTGGTGTGTCTCTTAATTTTGTAACAGTTTTAGTTATAGGTTTGGTTGCTGGTGACATTTTTGTTTTATCATAAACTAACCCACTTTTAGGACCAATTCCAGACGCTAAAATAATATTATTGAATATGATTACCCTGTTGTTTATTTCATCTTGAGTTGTCAATATAGAATTTACACAAGATAATGTTGGTCTAAAATAAAATGGATGTAAATCAACACTTGAAAATGGTAGTGTTGGATCTATATGAAAAAGACTTGTTTTATTGTGTATTTTCTTTAAGGTATGTCTAATTTTTTTATAGATACCATTTACTCCATTAGACAAAATATCCGATACGAATACAGTAAATGTTGGTTCTGTTGTTCCCGTTGTTATTAATTGAGTACTACCCGTAATAATTGGTGAATTTTCTAATTTTGGATTATTTGTGTTATATATGTTACCATAGACTGTCTGTTTAGCATTATCAAAATCTTTAATTAGATATACATAGAAACTAATAATTGCGTTACTACCATCAAATTTATCAATACTATATTCTATTATAGATTTTAAATTTTTAGACTCAGTAATAAGTTCAGTTGTGGTCTCATCATAATATTCTAATTTATTAGTATATTTTTTAAGGTGAAGTGTTGCCATTTTATTTGACATGTATGGCTTATTAAACATGTTTGGTTCTTGAGCAACCATCGTTTTTGGTACAAACTTACCTCCTCTTAAAGATAGTCCGTTTTCTGTAAACAAAACGTCTGAACCATTTTTACCATATACGGCATAATCTTCATATTTTGCAATTGACGATTTTGCAAAGGTATCAATAATTTGGCCATCTTTTTGATTAACGATTTTGGGTAATTCTGAATCGGCACCTCCGTATGTTGTGTTTTTAACTTGGGACGCATATACTTGTGTGTTAAAATCATGTGTTGTGGTAAATGGTCCAGAAATATATTCTCTATTTACTGTGTCTTTAATCGGGTCATAATTGATGATTTTAATTGATTGTCCGATTAAGGGTACATAGTTTATATTAGCGGGTAAAAATGGAATAGCAATAAAAGGGTCTTTGTCGTCCCATGGTTCATATTTTAAAGCACCAGCAGAAGGTCCAGAACCGTTACCAAATGTTTGGATACGTATTCTACCTAACCCCAACGGGTCTCTATTATCTGAACATAGACCCAGTTCAATAATTCTAGTGCTCACATCACTCATTTCTTAATTCTTTTTTCTATTTCATCGTTTATTTCATTGAACAATTCTTCAACACTATCAAGATGTCTTGTTAAATCAATGATTAATGTTTTTGTTTTTTCAAATTCATCATTCAATTCATTTATTGCAAGAAATAAATCTTTATTTGATTTATTTTTAACATCGCTAATAACTTCAATAATTTTTTCTTTATCCATATTAAAATGTACCTCCTCCTACTGTTAATAATCCCGGTGGAATAAATACCGCACCAACGAATGGACTTGGGTGTGGTATAATAACCGAAGTATTACTTGCGGCTATGAATCCATTTGTATCTTGTTCTTCCACGTGACCACTTATTACTGATTTTACTAAATCAATTATTTTATTATCCTCACCAAATATGGGTGAGGTTGAAACACCAGATTCTTCCAATTTTTCAATTGCACGAATCACCGCACCATCTTCACTATATCCAGGTTTTTGTAAGAAAAATGGTAATAAAAAGGTACTAATTCCGGCAGTTGCGAACCCACCACCAAAACCTGATAAAGCTAAATCAATTGCTTTATTTATTAAACCATATAAGTCTTTACAAGTATCAAAACCACTTTCAAGTATTTTTGTTAAAATTGCAATTAATGATAATAAAATTAATCGATATCTTTTACCTTTCTTTTTTAATATTGTTGCAGCAATGTCAACTAAAAATACCAATAAATCTTTTTTAACTCTTCTCCAAAATTCATTAATAAATTTCCATAATAATTTTGTAATAATTTCATTAAATAATTTATATAAAATTTTCATCATTTGTTTAGCGGTTTTTATTACCCCACCAACACCTGTAACTAAAACTTTATAAACTATTATGAATGGTAAAAAATATTTTGGGGTTAATAAAGAACCGATAAGTGCCTTGGGTAAACTAAGTATGAAAGTATTTAAAATTGACAAATGAAAATTATCTGGAGGTATTGAACCTTCAGACTGATTATGAGCATCGGACGCAGCATTAAATAAAGCATCATTTACTGAATCATTTAAATTACCGTCATCATAAACAAAATCTTCGAAATGTGTTGGGTTTATGGGTATTTTAAAATTATTACAATCTCTAAACTTTAGTACTTTATCTAACCTATCTTTTTCATCATCTAAGTCAACTCCCTCTACATCATCAAAGTCAAAATAAGATTGGATGTCTTCGTCATTTTCGTTAAATTCTGTGGTTGCGTTAGGAATTTTACCATTTTTGGGGTTTCCACACATTGCACATAGTTTCGCCAATAATCTATTTAAATCATTAAACCCCTTATCAAATAAAGGAGGTTCACTACCATCACCATGTAATGTCATGTATATTGCGGTTTTAGTAACTCCACTAAAATCTACGGGTTCAATACTTGAATAATAATCAGTAAAAAATGTTTTTATATTTTTACCTTGTAAACCTGCAACATCATATCTTTGGTTCGATGTGTCCCACGATAATGAAAATAAATTATTACCATTTAGAGATGTAAAAGTATATGGACTATTAAAAGCATTATATAAATTTCTATTCATTTTACGTTTACCTAAATCTGGAGATTCTTTTTCATAAACAATTTGACCAACGTTTGATGTTGGGTCAACGGTTAATACGTTCATAAAATCAAATTCTTGTGGTTTTAATGTTACAGTGTCAGTTGAACCAAATGTTTTGTTGGAACCACATATACCGTCTCCTGCAAATAATATTTTTTGTACCGCTTCTAAAATAATTTGTTGTGACGATTTTAAAGTTTCGATAGCCGATTCGTTTGTAAGTTGTCTTAACCTTTGTTTTGAGAATAACTTATCCGAAGATTCAACTTTTATATTTTTCGCACTTACAAATTTTTCTACCGTTTCTAATAAATCAGAGAATACGTCACTAGCTCGATTTATCCCACCCTCTAACTTTTTTAGTTTTTTTGCGGAAAAATCTGATAGAGTTTTTGATAGGTCATCGGCACCTTTTAATGCTTTGTTTTCATAACCATCAACAAATTTGTTAGCCTTATCCTTAGCATTATCTTTTGCCCTTTTAATGGCATCAATTTTTTGCCTAATCTTTTTTCTTGTTTCTTTTATTTTGTTGGACATTATAGTGTGTAGTTTGACTTACCTTTATTATCAGAACCAGTTTCCATTAATTTGTCCAATATTTCTCTATCTTCATCAGATAAGGTTAATTTACCCATAGGTCCACCGGCCTTACCTGTAGATTGTGTTTGTTTTAATAAAACACCTTGTAGTTTAACTAAGGAGATTTTTTTCTCAGTACAATCGTTTAGGATTTTTTGTTGTTCTTTGATGACGGGACCTATTACACTCATGTCCTCAGCATCTTTCATAAATGTTAACATTTTCTTTGTTATCATTGATGCTGTATTCTTTTGTTCCACAATGTCATTGTAGATTTCCTGCATTAAAGCTAATGCAGAATCAACCTCTAAGGAGATTAAATTTCTTTGTGTTCTCATACCAATAAATAGGTTTATTCTAAAAATCCACCTAAAATTCCATCATACAACTTTTTAAATCTTTTGAGGGATATTCTAATTTCTTTGGTTGACAATGAAGTCATTTCTCTTAAAGAGAGTAATATAAGGTTTTTATTGAATTTGTTACCATCTCCAACTTGAAATATCATATCAAAATTGTTAAAAATCTCTAGTAACGCATACCCTAATTTTTGTTCATTTTCGGTTAAATCTTCATTTTCAACAAAAAGTTCTAAGTCTATACTCATTTTTATAATGATATCTCTATAGTCTATAATATGTTCATCTATCACATATGATAGGTCAGATCTACCCTCAATATCTGATGATATGTCGTCATATGATACTTGTCTATTTTGTTCCTTTGTATCCTTCTGTATTGCTCCCATAAGGTAGTTTTTACAGATTGTACCAAAGTAAGAATACGCTTTGGTATTTTTTGTGTGGTCAAATTTATTAATCTTGGTAATAAGAAAGGACATTGTGTCTGTATGAATTTCTTCAAATTCCATATCTTTTCTGTAAAGTTTATAACGTCGAATAATTGATTCGACCATTATAATTAGGGGTTCACGTAAATATTCGTTGAATATCTTATTTCTTTCTGCTTCGTCAGTGCTTTCTAAGTAACTAACTACCGCCTTCTCTTGATCCTCCCCAAAATAAATTTTTTGGGTTCTTGGTCTTGGCATTAAGCTTCTATATAATTTACATCTCGTTTATTTTTAAAGAAAAATTCTTTTTTTGCTGAGTCTAACCAAAATTTAACTTCTTTTTCGGATAATAAACTATTCTCATCGTTTTTGTATAACCAGAATAATGAATCCTCTCTAAGATTAACGTGTTGGTAACCAACTCTCGGTACTATCATCACCCTAACTCCATTGTGAGTTAATCTTAATAAAAACTCGTATCCAAAAGTCAATTTAATGTTTTCTTTTAATAAACCATTATCTTTAATTTTTTGTGTGCGATAAAGTCCACCACTAATTTGATAGTTTTGATATTCTAATAATACCTCATTATCAATAAATCCCTGCATATCAGTAAATCCATAAGCCCAAGCGGATTCGTTAGTAAAACTAACAAAGGTTCCCTCTGAGTTTATATCTTTTACTATTGGTAAGAATACATCAACATCACTATAAATTTTTCTATAATCGTTAATTGATTTTAACCAAATTGATTTAAATTGGTCATCAACTTCTAAAATAGTAAACCATTCTGTGTCACATTTCTCGATACCTAAATTTACTTGGGAGCAAAAGTCAGTTTTACCATTATTAACTACGAAATTAATTTCTAATTTATCAGATAAGTTAGTTAACTCTTTTTTTACTTCCGCGGGACATACCAACGATACTTTTACGTCGTTGTGAAAATCTTCAACAGACTCTAAAGCTTTATTTAACATTTCCTTATAATCTTCACTAATTTTGTGAATAGGTATTAATACTGTTATATTTTTCATATTGATTATTCTTGTTCTTGTTTTAATTTTTCTAATGCGTTCTCGATAGATTCGATTCTTTTATTAATTAATGACCCGAAAATTGAATTGATACTATTTTGAGTAATTGATGTTTCATATGGTAATAAAGTATCTTTCATTTTAGTAGTCACCTCTTCTTGTAACTCAACTCCCTCAATCCATGCTAAGATATATGAACCTAAAATTTCAACAACTTTATTTGTGTCATAGGTCCACATTCCATTCTCATCCAACCAATCAGGTTCTGTTTCAGGAATCTTACCAATAACGGGAACACCACATTTCATAGACTCTAAAGGAAATGTACCAAATGTTGATTCATTATCAACCCAAACAGAAACCATACATTCTTTTAAATTAGTTGCAAATTCATCGTAACTCATCTGAACCATATCTTTAAAAGTAATCCAACGTAACTGAGGAAACTTTAAATAAAATTGTGAAATTAATCTTCTATGTACAACTCTATCTCTACAACTAATCGCAACATATGGTTTTAATGGTAGTTCAATAGGTTTAAAATTATCACCAATAATTGGAGGGATTACAAAGACTAAACTTTCAGGAAAAATATCTGAAATGTATTTTTTTGCACTTTCTGTTGTGGTGATGATTCTATCAAATCCATAGTCCGACCATCTACTACCAATTGATAGTGTTTCAAACATAAAATCTTTTTGTTGTACTAACATTACTTTAATACACTTGATATTAGTTAATTGCTCAAGAGCGTTTGAAAAATATTCAGGAACAACTAAAACATCATCAATTTTTAATTCAATCTTATCTTCTTTGATGGACACGACTGGTAGTTCTTTGTACGTATCACCTAACCAAGATTCGACTCCTGTGTATGTTTTGTCCTCCACTAAAATATTTGATTTATGACCATTTTGTTTTAAAGTCAACGCCATATCATAAATGTGTTTTATGGACGCTCTTGCGTTATTTCTTGTGTCATAAGTTAGAAAATAAATGTTATTTTCTTTTGAATGTAACCTACCTAACGCTTCTTCTAATTTTTCTATGTTTTCTTGTTTACTCATCGTCTTCGTTTAATTCTTCAATTAAGATTTTATATTTTATTAAGGTGTTAAATGCTATTTTAAAAGATGTGGTTGTGGTGTTTTTTGCGAACATTCCCATTTCTTCGTCAACATCGTCAATTTCACCTAACACTCTTTCTAAACACATTTTTATTATTTCGTATTTGAAAATGTTGATTTCGGTAGCACCTTCATCTTCATCATCTTCTACTGTTTTGTTTGTTCTACATTTGTCTGTGATTCCATCGATATCAATGTAGTAGTTTTTTCCGAATAGTTCAACCATGGTTCTTGTATTTCAGTTAATTTAGTTATTTCTTTTTTATAAGTAAAGTGTCCATTATATTTGGTATTAAATTTGATGGCAACTTTATCTTCTGGACATTCATCTAACACAAGTTTTTTATCTGTAATCCAAATATCACATTTGTTCCACAGCTCTTTAATGTTATCACTTTTGTCGAATTTTATGTTATTACCTAAAAATCCGTTTTTTGATAGGAAGAATAATGTTGCTGGTTTTGATTTACCTAATTCATCCAACCCAATTAATGTAAAATTGTGTTCTTGATTATCATAAATCATTTTATGTAAATCTGTAAATGTTGTTGAGTAACTTAATCCAGCATGTCCAAATATTTCAATTGGGTATTCCATAAATGTAAAAAACTCATACTCTTCCTTTGATTGGAATCTGTACGAGTTCATTAAATTATCGTTTTCTATTGGCTCAGTTACACCATAGTCAAATGTATTATCTTCAATCACAACATCATCCACTAAAAATGATTCGTTGTAATGATATTCAAATTTTTGTATTGTGTTTCTTAAAACACCATCAATACTAATGTATACTTCCATTGGGTAAATATACCATCAAATATGTTATAAGTAAATAATAAACCCACACCATTATGATAAACGATGTGGGTTTATTGTGCAAAATTACATTTATTGTTAATCGTATCTGTTAAGAATTTCAGATATAATTGGGTTTCTAACAATATCCTCCATTCCAAATTCAAAAACACCGATTCCTTTTACATCACCTAATCTTTTCTTCGCATCATATAAACCAGATTTAGTTTTATCTTTAAATTTATCTGATTGTTCTAAATCTCCTGATAGGAAAAATTTAGAATTATAACCAATACGAGTTAGTAATAATTTTACTTGTGCGGGAGTTGCATTTTGAGCCTCTTCAAATACTAATATCGTATTATCAACATTCCATCCTCTCATATATGCAAGTGCCGCAACTTCAATGTAACCTTCGTCTTTAAGTTGTTCTCTTGCCTCTTTACCTATAATTTTATTTAATAGATAATAAGACGGGTAAATGTATGGGTCCAACTTTTCTTCTAAACCACCTGGTAATGAACCTAATTTTTCTTCTGCCTCAACTGCCGGTCTAACAATGATTATTTTCTCATATTTATTGGAATCGTCATGTAACAAATCTACTGCTCTTTTCATTGCGATATATGATTTACCAACACCTGCTGGCCCAAAACAAAGGGTAATTTGATTATCTCCCAATATGTTCCAATATGTTTCTTGATTTTTAGTTAAGAACTTTTCTTTTGGTTTTTTTATGATTTGTCTAATTCTATCCTTATGTATGATTTTTCTATCTTCCACTAATACAGGTGGTTGGGTTCTACTGGTTCTAGGTTTTACTGCCAAAATATATGTTTTTAATTGTTCTTTATTTTTAATAAATATCTCTATTTACCTGTACTTCCGAAACCACCACCACCCCTTTCGGTATTGGATAGTTCGTCACTTTCAAAGATTGTTACTTTAGGAAAAGGAATAATTATCATTTGAGCACCCCTTTCACCTACCTTATATTTAATAGAATCTAATCCGTTTGTTTTTACAAAAGTAGCTTGTATTTCACCCCTATAACCACTATCTATAACCCCAACAGAGTTTGACAATAGTAACTCTTGATTACGAATAGATGAACGAGGAAACACTAAACCGACGTATCCTTTTGGTATTTCAAACGCAAGTCCAAAACCATACGATACACTAAAGGTAGTATTTTCAATTTCTCTTGTTATTGTTAAATCCATTCCCGCATCACCATCTTTTGAGTATGATGGTATCACTGCGCTCTCATGTAGTTTTTTTACCTTTACAGGAATTTCAAATGAAGATGGATTTGGTACAATTTTATCTTTTGATACATCGTCCATTAAATTACCTAAAACTTTGTTTATTTGGGTAAAAAATTCATCGTCAACTTCATCATCTGAACTTAAGTCAGATTCAAATTCTTTTAATTTTTTTAAATATTCTTCAAGACTATCTTTATCCATTTTTTTCTTTTTTGTCTATAATCCATTTATCTAACTTCTTAACTCTTTCCTTTAAGTCGTTATCTTGAGGTCGTAAACAACACTCAACAAACACGTCAGTTACCCTTTGTAGTTCTTCAAATGTAACTTGAACACCAACTGAATTTAGGTATTCTAAAGCCATTTTACTTTGCGATTGACGCATAATTTGTATATCTCTTCCGTAGAAATCCATTTCAGTTGGTGTTTAATTGTTATTATCTATAATACTCAGGTGTGTTCTTTTCGTCAATGACGCAATCGATCTTTAATTTCTTAACATCGATAATTTGACTTGTACGAATATCTCCAGCTAAAAATTTAGAAGCTGTAATATTTGCTTCTGCGTTTGATTCGGCTTGGACAATAATTGTTGATTTTGTTAAACGTGGGTTACCCTCTCTGTCTAATTGTTCGGATTCATATCCTACTGTTACTGTGTAATGCATAATTGTTTTTTTTATTTGTTTATAATTGATTTGAAAAACTCTACTCTATCTTTACATACTTTTCTTAATGAATATGTATCTTTTACTGTTTCATATAAACGATTACCTAAATCTTCAATTAAGTTTGGATTCTCAACTAATCGTTTCATATGTTTAGCCCAATCTTTATGGTTTCTTTTAGGGTTTACTAATAAAGCATTTCCTTTATTGTTTATAACTCCATTATCAACTGCGGAGATTAAATCCAAAGTATATGGATTAGTCTCACTAGCAATTAATGCCTTTTTATGGAATCCCGCTTCGATAACCTTTAATTGTGATTTATTTGCGTTAAACACCGACTCAAATAACGGAGCTAAAGATACGTCAAAAGTATTGTAATTCAAAGCATATTTTGAAACGTCTTGTGTCCATCTTCTTCTATATGGTTCATTAATGTCGTTATAATCACCTTGGGTAAATGTACTTAAAAATGATTTATATTCTGGATTTAATACTTTAAAATTATCTGTAAATATTTTTTCATACTTATACCAAACTGTTTCAAATGGTTCAATTGGTCTTTCTCTTTTTTCCCCTGTTTTCATATCAACTTCAGTAACATTACCCCTTAAATCGAATCCACACAATACAAATTGTACTTTGTCTTTAAATGAATTAAATGTTGTTGATATACCATTAGTTAGTAATTCTAAATCGTGTAAATGGGATGACCCACCCAACCATCCAAACCTAACTTTATCTGATTTATTCGTATTTGATTGAAATTGTATTTCCTCATCGTTAACTGCGTTTGGAAATACTTCAACATTTTTTACTCTTAATCTTTCTTTAATTGTATTTGCGAAAATTGGTGTCGTTGTTGAAACATAATCAACTAACTTTAACATTTCAATTTTCATTTCACCCATACCACTTTGTTTAATTTGGTAGTACATTGGGTGTCGTTGGTCAACAAACCACATATCGTCAATGTCCATAATAACCTTGACTCCTTTTGATTTTAACCAATTAATACGATCTACATTTTCTTTATGTGTTGTTTGATGTATAAATGAATGGAAAATAACGATATCGTACCCATCGAATAATTCGTCTCTATTTTCTAAATTGAAAACTAAATCGACGTGGACATCTTCTGAATGATTCTCCCCGATGTATTTAAATGGGTCTAACATTCTAAATTTACCGACCCCGTATCTATCGGGAGGTACTACTAAAATTTTAATTTTTGACATTATATTACTTTATATGTCTAAAATATACGAAAAAAAAATGAAAAAACAAATTACTTAGCCTTATTTACGCCAGTAATTTTTCCTTTGAATATTGAATCTCCAACCTTTAGGACTAAATTTTCATTAATAGTTGAGGTTTGTGAGGCAGTGAGAATTTGATTTAATTTTTCATCCATAACTTTACGAACGGTGTTTTCAATAAGAACCGCAATAGCATTCATATCGATACTACCTCCGTTGTTATTGGTCGTTTGTTTTGATTGTGAAGGTTTTGTACTAACACCCTCTTGTTCCATTAAACGTTTTGCTCCTTTAACAAAATCCATGTCCAACGTATCATTTAAAGATATTTGAGGGATTGGATTCTCAATCATTGCTCTTTTAATTGCTTCAGGTAATTTAGAATTTTGAATTTGACTAATGTTAGGGGTTCCTGTTTGTCTTTGTGTAGATGGATTTGATTGCATTTGTGTATTGTTCATCACATCTTCCGGTGCGGACCTTAAGATACTCTCATCTATTTGACCTCTCTGATAGTTACCACCATCTACCTTGTTCATAACTTTTTTAGCTTGAACCAATTTATGCATCAAATCATTTTGTGATATTACTCCTTGTTGTGACATACTAATAAATATTTTTATATTTTAAATAATAACCTTTTTTAATAAAACATTAAACGTTTAATTCTTTTTAAACTTTCCTGTAGATTTTTTCCTTCTACATCTTCTTCAGGGTTAACTTCTGGTTTCTTTTCTGTTTCTGGTTGAGGTAATTCCTTTTCTACTTCTTTTTTAAACCTTTCTCTCGTACCTTGACCAGGCTTTATATTGCCGCCAATTTCTTTTTGTTTGTTAATCCAATCGGTCTGTTTAGTTTTATATAATTCTTTTTGTTTAACTTCATAATCCTGATTATCACCGCCTTGTGGTAGTTCACTTGGTTTTTCCTCAGGTTTTGGTTGAGGTAATTCTTCGGGTTTAACAGGTTCTGTTGGAGTGACTTCGGTTGGTTTATCGGAAACCTTACTAACGGGAGGTTTTGTTGGTTCAGGTTTAGTAACCGTTGGTGATGGTTTTTCCATTTTTTTAGTATCCGAAGTTGTACCCCAATTTGTTGTGACATATGTTGTTGTCATTGAATTATCGGAACCTTCTTTATACTCTGGTCTCTTTCCGTTAAAAACTTCATCAGTAATTTCAACATTACTCATTCTACCAATAATAAAAGTTCTCCACCCGTGTTTCGCAAATCCTTTTTTAGAAACGGAAGGAGGTTGTACCCAAGCTCTAACAATTAAATTACCCTTTTTAGAAAGACCCAAAGCAACCGCCTCAGCCTTTACTCTGTAACCATTTTTTACACTATCTTTTTTAGGTTTTTGAGGACCCGAATAGTAAAATGTAATCATATTCCTATTTTTGATTGCATCAACTATAGGTTTGGTTTTTGTTGTCTTTAATATGTTTTGTTCTTCAATTACATTGAAGAATATTTTATTTATGTTCATAAATTAAAAATCGGGGTATCCTTTTGATGGATTGTATTTGTTTCTTGCAACAACATCAGTTCTTGATTTAATATCTGTCAATGAACCAACTTTACCATCTAATTCACCCTTACCCTTTTCGTCACCATCAGATAGTGCATCTTTGTTTATTGAAGAGTAATTATTTTCTTTATTAAATCTGTTTCTCCCAACATTATCAATTCTATTTTGGACATCAACAGATGACCCTATTGAATTATCTAGTTCACCCTTACCTTTAACGTCACCATCAGATAACGCATTTTTATTTGTGGAAGAATAGAATTTTTGTTCGTTATAGATGTTCGGTCCTAAAATTTCAGTTCTAAACTTCTGTGCTAAGATTTCTAATTGTGTTGCCATATTAATAACGTATTAATTTTTTAAATTTTTCAATTTGTTCAAATAAACCCAAAGAAACAATTGGACTTATTGTGTTTTTATGTGAATTACTTTTCATCATATTCAATGACGGAAATGTACTTGATTTTTTTGAGTGTGTTTTAAGGTGACTATTTGAACGCTCACCACTAATTGCACCTATTTCATCTGCTCTTTTTCTTGAATCTTTTTTATTACTCACCATATCTCTTTCACCTTGTAAATGCGTTTTTGACCAATTATTCATTAGGTCCCCACCCGCTAATTCAAATTTCAATTTATCTTTAACTTTATCCATATATGTTAATTCGTGGATAATTTTCTTTAATTGACCATACTTTACTGTTCCGTCTTTAAGTAACTTTTCTGCCCTTTCTTTCCCGTCAGCGTGTTGCCCATTTAAATGCATAACAGTTTGACTGATTTTATGCAGTATGTTTTGTGGAATGTTAAATACCCTATCTTTTAAATCGTTATTCATTGTCTTTTAAATGTTTCATAATATCATTAATTGATAAATTATGACTTTTTAAACTATTTTTAAGAGATTTTAATTGTTTTGCAACAATTGGATTTATTTCCTTTTCTTCCATTTGGTCACCATCGTTAGAAACAATCTCACTATCTTTAGATTTCTTAGCTAAGATACTTTCAATGTATTCCTCCATGAACTTTTTAGGATTTTCAACTAATCTAACTTTATCGGTATTTTTTAGTTTTTCATCATATCCCATTTTAGCCAACCTTTCTTCGGCCTCATCATCTGTTAAACCTAAATCATCCTCAAAATGGTCCTTTGCGTCATCATAATCAGCATCTTGACCTAAAGTATCATCATACCCTAAAGATTTACTCATATCGGATTCTGCCCAATATCTTCTATACCCAAAACCAAGACTAGGTGATAGTGATGTTTGACCACTAGCACTTTTAACAACTTCATCAGTTGTTTTATTTTGTGTTATTCCTTTTGTGTTAAAATTTGTTGGTTTCTTACCTCTAGCAACGTTACCATTTTTATCTACAATCTCGTCTACTTCTTTTTCTCCCGCTTTATCTGGTATTTCGTCATATTTTGTTTTATCTGAAAATTCTTTGGCCATTTTACCCCATTTCGACTTTTCTTTCTTTGATGCACCCTTTTCGTTCTCCTTAGCAAAAAAGTATCTTTGTTGCGCTTTTGATGCAAATTTCTCTTCGATTACCTGTTTTATAAAATTATTCATCTAAATCGGTTTTATTATAAATATCAAATCTTATGAAAGATATTTATAGAAACATGAATAGACAGAATATTTTAAATTTTTATGGGTCAAGATTGGAATTAAAATTAGATTCTTCCGAATTATATGATTTTGAGTTGAGTAAAACCCAAGGTGATTATGATGCAGATGCGTTAGATTTGAGTACACTCATAGTCTACGATTCATTAAAAATAGATGATAACTTAAATAATTTAGATTGCACAAAAGATAGAATCACCCTTGAGGAGGATAATATAAGTGACTTATTAAGTTCTTATACCTATTCTGGATTATCAATGACTTTACCGTATAGTAATTTTGTATCATATTTTGGGACAGGGTTTACACATACTATTTTAGATAGCAATAGATTTAAATTCACACTTATTAGTGGAAGAACTCATTATTTTAAAATTTTAGGATATAATCAAACGGGATATACATCTAACATTTTAACGGGTTATACAGAATCAGCCCTTATTTCGGGGTTTACTTCAGACATCTACAAAAGTAGGAGAAATATTATAAATTTTAATGCATGCTCGGCTCAATCCCCAAAAACAAATGTAAAACCATGGGCATTTGATTTTAATGAGGGATTAGGTACTGATTATTGTACTCCTAAATTAAAAAGAAGACCTGAAAATGGGTGGACTTTAGATTTCATATTTAATAGAAATTCTTTACCGTGGTCATCGGGAAGTGTTTTTTATTATTTAGGTGTTAGAGGGGACGATGATTTAACCGACTACGCCGATAATAACCTATCTTTTCAATTTACATCAGATGCTAGAATTAAGTGGATATCAAGACATTATTCTGGTGCATGTGTTAATGATTTGGCATATGGAGAATCTTTTTATATTTCAAGTGGACAAACTCCAACATTGTGTACTACGGGGTTAACTAATAATTTTAATGTTACAATTGTTTTTGATAGATATAAACATTATACGGATTGTGATCTTGAAAATGACGGGGGACAGAATGATTTAATTCCAGAATTTATTGTGAGTCCGTATCAAAACATAGAAGTGACTGCAGTAACATCAACACAATTAGCTCTTTTAAATAATTCTGAAGTTTTAAATAAGAAATGGGCGAATGAAAGACAAAGGAGGTTGGGGACTTTGAAGATATACTTAAACGGTAGACCAATATATAAGTTAGAAAATTGGGAGGAAATTATACCTTCAAAGAGAGGAACTCAACCGTTTATTCAATCTTGGGGTGGTGGAACTGGATTAATGAGTGGAATTCATTCAGGTGTTTCATGTTTTAATATCAAATCAATTAAATATTTTGAGGAGCCATTAAATTTCCCAAGAGTTAGACATCACTATCTAACTGAGATAAAACCAAATTTTGAAATCGTTGAGTGTGGGGTTAAGTGTGTGGATAGTTTATCTGCACTACCTACTCCAACACCTACGGGGTCATCCACTCCAACCCCAACACCTACAAATACTAGTACTCCATTACCACCAACATCAACACCTACAAATACTAGTACTCCATTACCACCAACATCAACACCTATACCAACTAGTACATCTACTTCAACCCCAACACCCACTCCTACAAGTAGTCCAACTAGTACACCGGTACCAACATATAAAAGAGTATATGCGGCATATAATATTAACAGCTCCCCTCAAGATGCTTATTGTGGAAACACAACAATAGAATATATGAATAATAGTGAATTATATTTCTTGGGAAGTGGTACACTACCTAACCTTGGTGATTATGTATATGAAAAATCAATTGGATCATCAACATATACTTTGGGTTGGCCATCTGGTGGAAATTATATTTATTTATCCGATACTTTAGGTGTTCCGGCGATAAGGTCATTTAAATTCACCAGTACATATAGTCCTCCGGTTAATGGTTATGTTTCTGGACAAATAAATGAAATATATATTTGCCCAACACCGTAGTATGAGAGATACAATTAATATATTCGAATTATAAAACTATTTATAACATATGGAATTCTTTATAAGACAAGGGGCGTCTGACCCAATATTAAAAATGAGACTGATTGATGATGGTAAAAACGATAAATCCTCATTTAATGATTTATTAGAAAATGCAGATATTACATTTGAGATGTCTGACATTAAAACAGATACTCCAATCATTTTAGATTCCACATGTTACGTTACCACAAGAATAAAATTATATAACCAAACCACAGACGAATATTATATAACACATAGGTTCACAGAAGAACATACGTTAAATTCAGGTAAATACGAAGGAAAGGTCATAGTTCAATTCAAGGATACTGACGGAAACCCAACAAACAAACTCATTTTACCTGTAAAAGAGAAATTATTTATTAATATTTCTTAAATTAAGACTTTTTGTTTATATTTGTAATGTTAAGACAAACTACCATTTAATGGTAAGCTAATACGTCACATTTAAAAAATATAAAACATGAAAGAAGTTATCTCTCAGGAAGTTATCGAAAACTTTCTAAATGGGGGAGACGATGAGAAATACATCGTAGGTGTCGAATATGACTATCCCTCCAACTCAATATCCAAAATTATTCAGGACCCAATAAAGGGTAAAATTGTTAAAACAGATTCGTTCGTACCATTTTTATGGGTCGGAGACTTATCTAATCTTAATTTTTATGGTAACTCCAAATCAACTCAAAAACAAATGATGGGTAAGTACGGGATTATCATTGAAAAGTTAGAAACTCATGGTAATAGTCGTTTGGAGGGTGGTATGAAATTCTTAGTTAAAAGTATTAAGAGTTACACCGATTTAATCAATTTTTTTAAAACTGGTGGACTTGACCCATGGGGAGAAGAAGTAAGAAAACATTTTACCATTTTATCTCCTGTTGAACAATATCTTGTTCAAACAAGAAAACGATTGTTTAAGGGAATAGAAGATTATGGTGATGTTTATCGATTTGTATTTGATATTGAGACCACGGGTTTAGATCCTGAAACTTGTAAAATCATTTTGATTGGGGTTAAGGATAATCGTGGTCTACAAGAAACAATTCCCGCATTTGGTGAAGATGGTGAAAAGAAATGTATTGAGAGATTTTTACAATATATTAAAGATTTAAAACCAACGATTGTTGCTGGTTATAACTCCGCTTTCTTTGACTGGCCGTTTATTTTAAAACGTGCACAAATTCTTGGTGTTGATATTAATGGGTTAACTCAAATATTCACAAGTACAGGAATGAAAGAAAAAAAGGGAATGTTAAAACTTGCAAATGAAATTGAGGATTACACTCAGCACGTTATTTGGGGTTTTAATATTATTGATATTGCACACTCTGTTCGTAGAGCTCAGGCGATTAACTCCGAAATTAAATCGTGGGGATTGAAATATATCACAACATATTTGGAGAAAGAAAAACCGAATCGTGTGTATGTTGAGGGTAATCAAATATCTAAAATTTATTTAGATAATGAAAGTTATTACGTAAACCCTAAGACAGGTGGTTACAAAAAGATTGGTGATACAGGTACCGATAGATTAATGGAGAGGTTCCCCGGTAAGTTTGAAATATGGCCAGGTAGAAAAATTGTAGAACAATATCTTGACGATGACTTGTATGAGACAATGGTTGTTGATGATTCATTTTCACAATCAACATTTTTACTTTCTAAATTAGTACCAACAACGTATGAAAGAATTGCCACAATGGGAACCGCCACATTATGGAAAATTATCATGTTGGCGTGGTCATATGAAAATAATTTAGCAATACCCGCTAAGGATGAGAAAAGACCATTTACTGGTGGATTATCACGTTTATTAAATGTGGGGTTTGCAAAGAATATTGTAAAGTTTGACTACTCATCACTATATCCATCAATTCAATTAGTATATGATGTGTTCCCTGATTGTGATGTTATGGGTGTGCAAAAATCAATGTTAAAATACTTTAGAAATATTCGTATCAAATATAAACATCTTGCCGGTGAATTAAAAGATAGTGATCCCGTTGCTTCAGAAATGTATGATCGTAAACAATTACCGATTAAGATTTTTATTAACGCATATTTTGGTTCATTATCTGCACCACATGTATTCCCGTGGGGTGAAATGGATTCAGGTGAAACGATTACCTGTATTGGTCGTCAATGTCTTCGTATGATGATTATGTTCTATATGCAGAAAGGTTATAAACCTCTTGTAATGGATACTGATGGTGTAAACTTTGAAACACCCGATAGTGCATTAGAAGCTGTGTATATTGGTAAGGGTCTTAATGAACTTGTTAAGGAAGGTAAAGAATATAAAGGTATTGAAGCTCACACTGCGGAATTTAATGATATTTTTATGAGAAATGAAATGGGTCTTGATATTGATTATACTGCACCTGCTTGTATTAATGTTTCACGTAAAAATTATATCATTAAGTTAATTAAGAAAGGTAAAGAGAAAATTAAATTAACGGGTAACACTATTAAGTCTAAAAAATTACAAACATATGTTGTTGAGTTCTTAGATGAAGGTTTAAAGTATTTGTTAAATGGTGATGGTCATTCTTTTGTAGAACTATACTACAATTATGTGGATAAGATTTATAATAAAGAAATTCCATTAGCTAAAATTGCAAACAAGGCTCGTGTTAAACAATCAGTTAGTGATTATAAAAAACACATTCAGAAAACTACAAAGTCTGGTTCACTAATGTCTAGACAAGCGCACATGGAATTAATTTTACAGAATGATTATCCCGCAGGTTTAGGTGATACAATTTTCTATGTTAATAATGGAACTAAGAAATCATCGGGTGATGTACAGAAGGTAACTAAACCAACAAAGAAACAACAAGAAGAGTTTACCGCGAAACATGGATACCCAATGCCTGATGGTTATATTGAGGTGAGTTGTTATATGATTCCTGAAAAAGAAATTACAGATAATCCAAACTTATTAGGTGATTATAATGTTGCTCGTTATTTAAACAATTTTAATAAACGTGTTGAACCTCTATTAGTTGCATTTAAACCTGAGATTAGAGAAGATATTTTAATTGAGGATCCAAAAGATAGACAATACTTTACAAGAAATCAATGTGAGTTAGTTAATGGTTATCCATTGAAGGAAAGTGGTCAAGATAAATTTGACGAGGTTATGACTCTTTCCGATAGTGAGGTTGTATTTTGGAATAAGGTTGGTCGTGACCCATTCTTTATGTATGTTGAAAATAGTCTTGAACTTGTTGACCAATATTGGGTTGACCACAACAGAAAGGTTCTACAATTACAAGCTGCAAGTACTGTAAGTAATGAAGACGAAATTATCGGTAACGATAATGGTGATTTAATTTTACACGTAACCGAAAGTTAAATGATATTGTATGGAGACTGCATTGGTCTGAACTTAAGTGCTTTATTTAAATTTTCAGCCTCAGCACCTTTTCTCTCAAGAATTTTATCGGGACGGAGTCTTTCTAATCGAGCCATTAATTCTTCAACCAACTTTAATCTTTCATCTTTACCTTCGGTAAGTAAAGAACTATAATCTAATTTAACCGAACTATCTGGAACTTGTAAGTCTCCAGAAAATTTACTCCAAATTCTACCTAAACCTTCTTTAGAATAACCGATTAGATATTTTCTAATCCAATTCTGAGAAGGTTTATTTAATTTATCCCACGTTAATTCTTCAGTCATAACGTCTGAAGGTAACTTAATAACGTCTTTGTTTTTATCTAAACAAGTGTCTCTATCCATGGTATCATAGTACCAATACCAAACTTGATAGTTATTTTTATAAACTGCACCAAAGTCAAATCTACCGCCAGGTACATTATAAAGATGAATATATTTTTTTCCATCAGGACCTGCAGTTATTCTGTATGTTAAGTCACCACCAATTAATCTATTTTTAAGACTTCTATCTTGCATTCTTAATAATAAATCAAACGCCGGCATCATAAAATATGAACCACCTGACGCACCCATTTGTGCAAAACCACCAAACCCGACACCACCTAATCCACCAAATCCAGCAGCAAACGGGTCAACAATTGTATCCGTCATTTCTGATCTTGTAAACCATAATAGTTCATTTATTTCACGTCCAGCAGGTACTTCGTACATTTGTGTTCCACCTGTTAATGTTATGAAATCTTTCTTAAGTTCACTATCACCACCTGCCTGTAAACCCACAATTTTAGAATATGAGTGACTATATTGAGTTTCGTAATCTAAACTTCGAGTTGTAAAGGCGTTAGTTAAAGATTGTGTATCTACGTCTAATCCAGCCAATGCCGACCATTGAGATTCTATTAACCAATCAGATACATATTGTTCATATTCTGATAATGAAAGTTCAAGGAACGTGTCCATTTGTTCTTCAGTAAGCTCAATACCACGAACAGGCATACCTAATAGGTGAAATACCTGAGTATATAATTTGTCCTTTTCGGGTTGTGAAATAATAGTCGCCATATTTTGTTTTATTCTTATAAATAGTTTATATTTAAGTTATGAACGATAAATTAAACGAACTATTTAGAATTTGTGGTATTAATGATTTCATATTCACATACCAAAAAGAAGGTGATAAAAATTATATCGATTATTCGGTAGAACCCGAAAAAAAAATTGTGGTTAACCTTCCGAATGTGGAAGATAAAGAACTTAACGATTTACTAACCTCAAAAATTGAGGAGTTAAAGGAGTTGTTTAAGTAAGTCTTTACTAAAAGATTCTGAATATTCACCATCACCCATAACTTGGTCAATTACTCCTTTTTTCCTTTGTAGAATATTATAGATGATTTTTTCAACGGTGTTCTCAAATACGGGGTAATAAACAAGAACACTATTTTTTTGTCCATATCTATATGCTCGGTCTTCACCTTGTGAATGGTCGGCCGGTACAAATGATAAGTCGTTCATAATAACAACCTCAGCAGCTGTTAACGTAATACCAACTCCAGCCGCTTTAATGTTACCAATGAATACTTTTATTTTATCTTCATTTTGAAATCTATCAACATTTTCTTGTCGTTTATCTTTATTCATACGACCATCAAGAGTTACGGAGTTCTTTTTATATTTCTCATGTAACATATCTAATGACATTGTAAAATTAGTGAATACAATTACTTTCTTTCCTTGTTCTAAACACTTATCAATTAATTCACAAGTGTAAGGAATTTTTTCATATGCAATAAGTTGTCTAATCCTCATTAAACGATTTAATGTAACGGTGATTGTTTCATCATCTTTCTTATCATTACTAATACGTGTGAATTCTTCTAATTCCTCATCGTACATTTTACTTGTTAACTCAACAAAAACAGGAGTAACAATTTTTTCGGGTAAATCAAGAATGTCGGTTTTCATTCTACGAAGTACTATATTCTTAGTTCTTTCTCTTAACTCATCTAAATTACTTGCACCACTTGTATTCCACACTTTACGATTACCAACGTTGAATTGATATCCTTTACAATATCTACGAACATAAGATTGCCAATTTAATGTCAATGGGGATTCAACAATTTTTAATAAGTTAAAATAGTTAATAGGTCTTGATGTCATTGGTGTACCCGTTAGTAACCAAACTTTTGGGATTTGTTCAAGTACATCATTTAATAAACGAGTTCTATTTGCCGTTGCATTTGAAATATAATGTGCCTCATCTACGATTGCCAAATCAAAACCGGCATTAACCAATAATTTATAGTCGTCACTATCTTCAGACTTATCTGTTGAGTGGTAATTTTTAATAATATCATAGTTTATAATATAATAGTCAAATGTAGAACCCCATTTACGACCCTCAACAATTAACACTTTTCTGTTAGAATAGTTTTTAATTTCTCTATCCCAATTTATCTTTAAAGATGCGGGGCAAACAATAAGAACTTTCTTAGCTCCGCTTTCCATAGATGCAATAACCGCTGAGGTCGTTTTACCAAGACCCATATCATCGGCAAGTATAAACTTATCGTTTGCTAATAACTTCTCAATGGCAACCTTCTGGTGTTCCATGGGAGGTCTTGTATCGTAATTACTATAATCAATAATTCGATTAAGTTTTTTCTCTTCTTGCATCACTGCGGCTTTCGGTAACCACATTGCAGATAATTGGTCATTATCTAATACTTTACCCCATATATGAAACGCTTTTTCAGAATCACATAATAATTTTTCACACCATATTTTTTCAGGAGGTTTAGGTAATAACCTTTCTTCCATTATCTTTTCACCAAAAGAATTAACGATGTTAATATATTTTCTTGCTACCTTTGGGGACACATTATAATACTTTTGAACATATTCCGCCTGTGGACGGGTTAGTTTGAAGTTTTTTACCTCAACAAATTTTCTCTTCCAATCTAATAATTGGTTGTTTGAACCTTCGTAGGTTAATAAAATGTTTCTTGCCTCTATTTCGGGAATCTTAGTTTCCATATTAAAATATAAGTAAATAGAATGTAACATTAAACTATTTATTAGGATATGGAAAATAAGTTACCTATTACCAGATTATCTAAATTCTTATCTCAAGATGATTTTGACCTCAATATTCAAATGGGTCAAGAATATCTTCACGGGGATTTAAATATGAAATTAGTTCTATATAGGGTAGATAGAGAAAAGACTCAAATTGATGACGTGTATGTTGAGGTTGGTATAGACCAAACAAAATTCTTTCCACCTGTTGAATTTAATGCATTGGTTAAAATTGAGGAACCAAAAAATAGTTCATATAAAAATGGGACTTTGAGGCACCTTGAGCCGGGAAATATGATTTTATCTGTTTATATTAAACATTTAGAAGAAATGAAAATAGATATAAGATATGGTGATTATATTGGTTATCCCGAATCTGAATTAAAAGTTAGATTTTATCAAGTGGTAAATGATGGTAAAATAACTTCGGACAATAAACATAATATGTTTGGATTTAAACCATATTATAAATCAATAACTTGTTCACCAGTACAAGATAGTCAATTTAGAGGAGTATAAAATGGGAATACCTAAAAGAAAAAACAATATATCTGTTTACACAGAAAAAGAACTGACTGAAAGAAGACAAGAATTGTTAGATAAAATTACTAAATCTGACACATATCTTCCCGACTCTATATTACATGATGATTTAGATAAAGGATTTTTAGATTACGTAACTAAAAATTTTCAAATTGTGTCCGATGGTAATAAGATACCAATTATTGATAAAATATTAACAGTTCAAAGGTGGGGTGAATTTACACAAACGTGGACATTTACAAACGACGACGGAAATATTGAATTACCATTTGTTGCAATTGTAAGAAAACCCGACGTTCAACCGGGAACAAATCCATCGGTTCAGAGAACAATACCCGATAGACATCAATTTTACTACTCCTCCGTACCGACTTGGAACGGAACCACTATGGGTGCGGATATATATAAAATACCACAACCCGTACCTGTTGATATAACATATGACGTTACGATTGTTTGTAATAAATTTAGAGATGTTAATAAATTTAGTAAAATAGTATTACAAAATTTTTCATCAAGACAAGATTATACTCAAGTTAAGGGACATTACATTCCACTTATATTAGATAAAATTGAAGATAACACTCCCATGGATACGTTGGAGGGTAGGAGATTTTACATTCAAAACTACACATTTACTATGTTAGGTTTCCTTATTGATTCTGATGAATTTGAGGTAAAACCCGCAATTAATCGTTTCTTTTTAATGAATGAATTTGCAAAAGAGGGTGTAGGTAGGAAAAAATACGTTAGTAAGGTTATTGATATAACCGTGATGTCATTTACTGGAGACGGGATGCAAACTCAATTTAGTGTTGGTGAAAGTATTGGTACATTGTTTAGTGTTACAATTAATGGTCTATTACAAGAGAAAAACGCCGATTTTTTCCACATTTCATATACATCTAAAATATCATTTGTACAACCACCTTTTGAAGGTAGTACTATAGTTATTTCGTACTATAAGGGTAGAAACAATGTTATTATAGATAATTATGGTAAATTAATACAAGTTACTACGGAGTATTTCCAATATGATGGTAGTACATTAACTTTTCACACATATAACAATATTAGTAGTATTGTCAGTTTAGATATAAATGGTCTACAAGAAGAGGAAGGTTCTGGATTTGATGTTTCAGGTTCACAAGATATTGTTTTATTAGGTACACCCGTTGTTGGTTCTAGAATTGGTGTGACTTACCTATATTAATCGTCACCATAGATGTCCTTCTTTTTTGGTTTACAAACTTCGTCAATATATTTTTCTAAAACCTTATAAATTTTTAATCCGTTCTTTTCACAATGGTTTTTTAACATCTCGTGGTGTTTTTCACTAATTTTTACGTTTTTCTGTTTGTTTTCCATGATGAAAGATAATTTAAGATAGAAAAGGATAATTTACTATCTTTTTAAACAAAAGTACGGAAATCTTTGGTAAAAACAAAGATATTTATAGAATAACTAATAAAAATAATTAACCAAACAACAATCGATGGCAAATTCAAACAGAGTATTCGTTTCTCCGGGTGTGTACACATCTGAGAAGGATCTAACATTCGTAGCACAAAGTGTCGGGGTTACAACTTTAGGTTTAGTAGGTGAGGCTTTAAAAGGTCCTGCTTTCGAACCTATTTTAGTTGGGGACTTCGACGAATTCAAAACGTATTTCGGACCAACTTCACCTGAGAAAGACGGTGCAAATAACCCTAAATATGAGTTAGCTTATATGGCTAAATCATACTTACAAGAGTCTAATCAACTATTCGTAACAAGAATACTTGGTAAAACAGGATATAAACCAGGAAAAACTTATAGTATTAAAACTTTAGGTGGTGTAACAGTGGATTTAGTGTCTACACCTACATCAACAACAGGAATAACATTATCAGCAACAACCGCAACTATTACAGGTTCAACAATTTATGGTGAACTTTCAGGTAAAACGGCAACCAATGGTTCATCTGTAACAACATACATAACAAGTAAAACAGGTAAGAGTGGTGCGGCGTATGCAAATAACGATTGGTTTGTTATTGGTAATGTACCAACTTCAGATACCTCAAGTTTAACAGGTACAAAACTTTTATCACCAATCGGTGAAAATGCTAATAAAAATTGGTATAATGCGTTCTTTACTAAAACAGGGTCAGCCGACTCAACAATTGATGGTGTTTACTCTTATCTTTTTGTTTATTCTACAAGTACATCTTCATTTGATGTAACAAGATTTAAATACAGCGCATCACTTAACACAGATTATAGTGATGTAATTGTTGCTTCTTTAAGATCAAGAGGTGAATATAACGCTTCACAAAGTTTAGTATTACAAGTAACAGGAACAACAGCAGTAACATTAACCGATGTTGGTGGTGTTACAACTAACCCAATGGCAGAATTTGCTTTAAATGTTACAGGTATTACGGGAGGAATTAAAACATTCAATTGTTCATTAGATATTTCATCAACAAAATATATAAATAAAGTATTAGGTACTGAAGTTTTTGATAAAGTAAAAGAAGATTATCCATTATATGTTAATGAAATATATTCTAACTTATTATTATCAGCATTTAGAAATGGATACGTAAGAGGTTTAAGTTTAGATGTATCATCAAACGTTGAAAGTGATAATTTTGCACAATCATGGGATACTCCATCATCACCTACAGTTGTTTCTGAAGTTCGTGGTGGTAATGTTGCAGATTTATTCTCAATATTAACAATATCTGATGGAGACGCAGCAAATATTGAAGTTAAGGTTACAATTCAAAATATTAATTTAGATACTGCCGAATTTGATATTATGGTTCGTGATTTTAACGATACTGATGAAAATCAAATTATATTAGAGAAATTTACAAGATGTTCAATGAATACTGACCTTCCAGGTTATGTGGCAAGAAAAGTTGGTACCTCTGATGGTGAATATGAATTACGTTCAAAGTTTATCATGTTAAATATGGCCGATAATGCACCTACGGACGCTTTCCCTGCTGGATTCAAAGGATTTACATCCTTACTTGTTTCAAGTAACAAATTAGGTAGTGTTCTTTACAAAACAGAATTTTTTGATGGTGGTGACGTGGTTTACTACGAATCGGATGGTTCTCAAGTATTATCTAACGGAGATAAAGTAAAGAAAGTCTCTTTAGGTTTATCATCTCAAAATGGTTTTAAATTTGATAGTGACTTGTTTAAATATAAAGGAAATGCGGCGTCTTCAAGTACATTCGGTTTCCACTTATCAACAAACGCATCATCAATAACAGGAACAACATACCAAACAACACCTTATGATTTAGAAGGTCAATCTGGTACCGACAATAAATTAACCAACATAAACTTCCGTAAATTTACATTAGCGGTTTGTGGTGGATTTGATGGTTGGGATATATACAGAGAGACAAGAACTCTTGGTGACCAATTTATTTATGGTAAAACAACATATAATACAGCTAATACCGATAATGGTGGTGTGTTCAATACAACCATAGGAAACTCTGATTATTATGCTTATTTAGAAGGTATTCAAACTTACTCAAATCCTGAGGCAATTGATATTAACGTATTCGCTACTGCAGGTATTAACTTCTACGATCATTCATCTTTAACAAGTCAAGCAATAGATATTATCGAGAATGAAAGAGCCGATTCACTTTATATCATATCATCACCAAATGTTGATGATGCGGCAACCGTTACAGGTTACCTTGACGATTTAGGAATTGACTCTAACTATTCTGCAACATATTGGCCTTGGATTCAAGTAAGAGATACAGATAACGCAACTCAACTTTACATTCCACCAACAGGTGAGGTGTTGAAGAACATCGCGTTAACTGATAACGTATCTTATCCTTGGTTCGCAGTTGCGGGTTATTCAAGAGGTTTGGTAAATGCAATTAAAGCTAAAAAGAAGTTAACTCTTGATGAAAGAGACGAACTTTACAAAAATAGAATTAATCCAATCGCAACGTTCTCTGATACTGGTACAATTATTTGGGGTAACAAAACGTTACAAGTTAGAGAATCTGCACTTGATAGAATCAACGTAAGAAGATTGTTGTTAAGAGCAAGAAAGTTAATTTCAGCAGTTGCTGTTAGATTGTTGTTCGAACAAAACGACGAACAAGTAAGACAAGAGTTCTTAAGATTGGTAAACCCAATTTTAGAATCAATTAAGAAAGAAAGAGGTCTTTATGAATTTAAAGTAAGTGTTTCAAGTGATGTTGAAGACATCGACGCTAACACTTTGAGAGGTAAAATTTACGTTAAACCTACTCGTTCTCTTGAATTTATTGATTTGGAATTCGTAATTACTCCAACAGGAGCTTCATTCGAGAATATCTAATCTAAAAGGAGGATATAAAAATAAAAAGGGAGGCCGAAAAGCTTCCCTTTTTTAATGCTCCACATGGAACCAATTATTATTAAAATTATATCATTTTATTTTACCCAGTATAATCTGGAACTAGTTATACTAGTATTTATATGTTATATTATTAAACTAGAAATTTATTAATTATTTATACTGGGTCTAGAATACTGGAGGATTTGTAAAAAACTACGAAAAAAAATCCACAAAATCAAGATCGATCCTAAAAATAAATTTATTTCTAATTAACATATATTTATAAGAGTATAAAATAACAAAAAAACTTAACAAATACAACATGGCAGATTTACTAATGAAAATGCCGGTTCCTTACGAACCGAAAAGACAGAACCGATTTATTGTAAGATTCCCATCTTCTTTGGGTATCAATGAATGGTATGTAACATCAGCGGCTAGACCATCCGCAAAAATCAACGCGACTGAAATTCCTTTTTTAAATACTTCAACATATGTTGCGGGTAAATTTAGTTGGGATACTATGAGGGTAACATTTAAAGACCCGATTGGTCCATCAGCGTCACAAGCGTTAATGGAGTGGTTCCGTTTACACGCTGAATCAGTTACTGGTCGTATGGGATATGCTGCCGGTTATAAAAAAGACATCGAACTTGAAATGTTAGACCCAACGGGAGTTGTTGTTGAAAAATGGATTCTTCAAGGAACATTTATTCAAGACATCAACTTTGGTGAATTAGACTATTCAAGAGATGAAATTGCAACTATCCAATGTACTTTACGTATGGATAGATGTATACTTGTATTCTAATATTATACTTTTTCATATATTAAACCGATATACCAGAAATGGGTATCGGTTTTTTTATGTTTAAAACTTTACTTTACGATAGTTATAGATTAAATTGTACTATGGAAGAATTAAGAATTGACCCAAGAATCGCATATGATGTTGTGGAGTTACCAAGTAGAGGTATCCATTATCAAAATGGTAAGAAATCACTAAGAATAGCTTACCTAACTGCCGCGGATGAAAATATATTAGCATCCCCAAATTTAATACAGACAAATGCTATAGTTAATGAACTATTAAAAAGAAAAGTATTAGACAAAGACTTATCAACCGAAGATTTGGTTGAAGAAGATAAGGAGGCTATTTTAATATTTTTAAGAAATACCGCATTTGGTTCAGAATATAAAGTTACATTAACCGACCCAAAAACAAACGAAGATTTTGAGGTTCAAATAGATTTAAGTAGTTTAGATTTTAAACCATTTACATTAGTTGCAGATTCTAACGGAGAATATTCATATTTTATGAATAAATCCAAAGTAGACGTAACATTTAAGTTTTTAACCCAAAAACAAGAAAACGACATAAAAGAAATTGCAAAGAGTTGGAATGGTAATGGAATAGCTCCAATTATTACAAAACAACTCGAAGGTATGATTAAATCCGTGGCTGGAGTTAATGACCCAATGAACACAAGAAATTTCATTGAGAATATGCCGATTAAAGATTCACAAGATTTTAGAAAATACGTATCTGACAATAAGCCAGGAATTGACCTAACACAAACAGCAAATACCCCATCAGGAGAAGAGATCCAATTTAGAATTGGGTTTGGGGTTGACTTTTTTCGCCCTTTCTACGGAATATAAGAAAAATCAATTATCGGAAATTCACTACCTAATCAGGAAAGG